CGAGCGGAGCAGCAGGCCCGCTTTCTTGGCAGTCAGCGGCATAAAGAACTCGTACTTGGCGGGATAAGTGTCCCACGCGGGGATGTCGCTGCTTTCATTTTTCGCAGTAACAACTTGAATGTTTTGCTGTACAATCCTTGCAGAATAAGGTGCGCCAACGATACCAGCAAGCTCTTTCATGCCGCTTTCAATGCGGTTGTAATCGGTGTAGCTGAGCGCACCTTTCATACCAGAAGCCCATTCTTGCTGCTCCTCTTCTGTCCATGTGCCGGTTCTGGCTTTGGCTGTTAGCTCTTTTACACGGTCAATATCTGCCTGTGTGCGGTCTGTAATCCACGTTGCCATGTAATCACCTTTCAAAAAACCAATTTGCCATTGGCATCGATTTGTGTGGTTTCGGGCAGGGTAAACGAAGGATGTGCGCAATAATAGAGCAAATTAGGCCCAAGGGTAGCCGTATGACCCCACAATACTGAAAATCCAGAACTTCCATCGATGACAGTGTCTTCAAGAGTTGTAACCATCCTACTCAGAAAATCTTTACGGTCACTGGAATGGTAGTAAGAGGCATACTCGGCACTATAAAGGAAAGGAGTTCGAGTGAACACACGGCAGCTACCATCAGTGATAGCTGCGTTATCAGCAGCAAGCATGGATTCCAATATGCCCTTGGCCTGCGGGAACGAAGTTCCTTCATTGTATTTATAGTCAGGAGAGTTCTTTGTCCAGCCAAAAACGTCATTGCCTTCGCAATCGCCTCCAAATTCATGCGCAGAAGGCAAAAATACAGCTTTAGACATAGTGCTCACCTTGCTACTTCCAACAGAGAAATCCATAGCAGTAAAGCCGGGAGTGTAATAAAATGTAGTGCTGCCAATCGCTTCTTTTTGTGCCGAAGAGAAGGTATTGAGATACTCGCCATTAAGCCATGTATTTATATCGCTCTGTGCATAAGCAGACCAACTGGAGTCCCAATTCATAAGGGTTGGATAACGCTTACGAATTAAAAGCGTACGTCCTACCCCGTTCAGCTCGCTCTCATAGCCATGCTTGGCAACAATGAACTCCACGACGTTGTTACCCTCGTCCATGAGCACTGTCTTACCCTCCGGAATATTGGAAAGATAATATTCAGTGGTGAGGAACGAACAGCTGGCAGAATTGCCGCCAGCAGAAGCAGTAACGATAGCCGCGCCGGGGGAGTTCCATTTGACCTGACAAGTGGATTTTCCCTCTGCGTTTGTCAGAACGTGAAGGGAGACGATTCCTTCGGGAGAAGCTGCCCAGTTGATTTTAGGAGAGTCAATAGAAGCAGGGGAGAGGGTGGCAGACAAAATAACGGACTCGCCCCAATCGAGCTGTTCGCTGGTATGGTCAAGAGAAATAGCCTGAGCATCTGCCATCATGTACCCCTCTACAGTACCTTTGAAACACCCATTGAAAGTGTACTTTACATTGGTCGCCAGCAAGACAGCATCGTAATTGAACTGATGGTGAATCTTTACCATATCAAGGGCGTCAATAGTAGGGCTTGCCCGATATGTGAGAGAAGCCTTGCGGCGGTTGGAAAGGACTCCATAAGACTCTGTAAGGGCATTCCTGGATTTTGCAAGGATGTCCTTTGTGAGCATAACATTGCTCAGAGTCTGGCTCACGCCTTTGCCAGAAGGGCTTTCGGGATAAGCGTAGGTAACGCCACCTGCGGTGGTCACCACGTTGAGCATATTTTGAGCAAAGGTGATTTCCGGCCAAGAATAATTGTTCAGTACTGGAATGTCCAACACGGGATTGGAGGTATCGGCTCCGTAGACTCTGTTAATTTTTATCACGCCATCACGAGTCTGGTACAAAGCCATTCCAGCAGCGTTTGCCGCAAGCTGCAAAATATCGGAATTGTGATAAGTAGACTCATCGCTTGTAATGTCGGTGGAGTAATCTTTCAGTTCATCCGAAATATCGAAAGTAATTTCATCCGCTTCTAACAGCTCCAAGGCATCGTAGCACATCTCATAGAGCGTGCCGTATTTTCTTCCGGTGTACTTCGTGCTGGATAGATATAGGAAAGCGTCTCGCGCCTGAAAGGACGCCTCAATACTGTTGGCAGGGACGCTCCACTCCGACAGGAAGAACATTCCTCCGCTCACCCATTCAGTCTTTCCATCAACATCCATTCCATAACGAACGGTGACAGGCTGGCGCTCATAGATGTACTTGTAAATCCCTTGAGGGTTTACGGAGTCCCATGCGCGGTCACTGTTGTCTAAACTAAAGGAAATCGACTCCTGAGAAAGCTGCCCGGAGATAGGGTCTCTTGCAGAAGAATGGCTGTAGGACAAGATTTTGGTCTTGTCAAACACCAGATACCTTCCGATTTTCACTTGCTCGACCCTTACTCTTCGGTCGGGGAGACACCACTTCAGCACCTCTAGCTCTACAGCATCAAACCCGGAAAGTTCTACTTCAACGTCAGAACGAATGGATTTGTTTCCGTTCACAGTCACGGTTTTCAGCTTTTTGGCTCCAAGATATGCGCTGACCGAAAAATCTGTAGCGTATTCGTTAAACGCTGTAGACCAGCAAATTGAAACACCGGGAATCGAAGATTTGTTTTCGCTCGGAAGCTCAAGCCGAATAACAGGGTGACTTGAATCGTCAAAAATCTCGGCGCTCAAAAAACCAGTAGTTCCATACGGAGGAGAAGAAGGAACGATGCTACAGCTTCCATCAAGAACAGTGAGATTGGGCTCTCCTGTGGAATATCTCGAAATGGAAGCGTTATCAGAAAGCGCAATATTGTGAAAGGTGGAGAACGGGGCCGCCGATGACGTGACGATGGTAGCCTTTTTGTTGATGCCAGGTTCAGTAATTCCACAGGTAATCTCTACAAAAGATTCCGGGACGAGCGTTTCGTTAAATTTTTCTTTCCACTTATCGGAGACTTCAACCATGTGTCATACCTCCACAAGAGAAAGTTTGCACCCCGTCCATCCCATCACGCCACCGGTTTTCGGCCCTCTACGCCACATTCCGCCGGTGCGGTCGGAGACGTACATCTGACGGGTGGTATAACCGGCTGTGGCTTGGTTATAGAATTTAACAGTGCAGTAAAAATTCGTAGTGAAAAGACTCAAGATGTCGGCCCACTGCCGTGCGGTGAGGTAGTTCCAAGACATGGAGACCTTTGCCACATCATGCCGCACGACAGAACCAACAACCTTGCCCTGAACATTTCGCCCAGAGTCCACGATCGTGCTAGTCGTTCCCTCGTAAGAGGACGGTTCCGGTAGCTCTACGCCGTTCACCGTAACCAGTGCAGGAATATTGGCCATCTGAACCATCCTTTCTTAGTAAGAGTAAACTTCGGTACCCATAATGGACATGCCACGTTCTTTCTGCGTTTTTTCAACGGAAGCAGTGAGCTGCTTGCCATCAAGGTAAACTTTCACGTCCCTGCCATTAGAAATTTCTTCTCCGTAGCGCTGCCATATATCGAGGAATGCATTGTAGCAGCCATTGTACACAGCATCCCTCATCTCTTCGGAGTTTCCACTTGCGGCAGAATAGGTGCCACTATACGAACCAGACCCATAGGTAGAGTCATAGCTGGATGTGCCAGCATACTGAGAGCTGTCGCTATAGTTAGAACGGCTGATACTGCCAATAATGCCTGCGATAGCAGCGGCAATCGCCACGCCACCGGCAACCATTGCAAAGCCAGTAGGAATGCCAAGCACAGACAGCGTGCCACCGATTGCTTCCAGCATGGCGGTAAAAGCGCCGCCAATCGTAGTAATCAAACCAGCTACACCAGCAAGCATCTTCGGGAACTGGCTCAGTAAGCCACCAGACAAGCCTTTACTGATTGCAAGCGCTGCGGTCGAGAGCGGAGTCTTCGATTTAGTGAACACGCTGGTAATGTTCTCGACCATCTTTGCCGTATTTTGTGTGGCAGCGCCAAAATTCTGAGTCAGTGCGCTCACCAGATTTTTGCCAATGGTAGCGGCTGTATTCAGCAGGGAAGAAGCTTGACTTTTCAATTCTTTGCTCAGTCTACCAAGCAAATCGCTTGCAACGGACTTGACACGTTTACGCTGTTCATCGCCCATAGCGCCCCAGATGGAAGTAGCAATAGTAGTGCCGACCGTTTTCCAGTCGCCACTCTGCGCGGCCTGAATGAAAGTTTGCACCGTACCGAAGAAGTTGGTTTTGAGGTTGTTATCGAGTTCGGCCCACTTAGAGTCTAGCCCAGAAATGATGCCGTTGACGTAGCTCGTGCCGCAGTCAATGCCATAGCTCGCCATCTCTTCGCCTTTGACCTTGGTGGCGTCTACGAGTTTATTCATAGCATCGTTGACATAACCGAGGGAGCCAGTGATACCGTTTGCAAAGCCTTGAACGACGTAGCCGCCAATTCCTTCAAACCACTTAGAGGGAGAGTGAATATCAAGTTCATCTTGAGCGGTTTTCTTGATTCCATCGGTCAACTGTTTGGTCGCGTCATTTGACACATTGGTGTTCCCCGTGATGCCCTTCGTGATGCCATCAATAATGTTTTTGCCGACGCTTAACGGATTAAACTTAGAAACTTTATCAATCAGTTCTCCGAACCACGTTACAGCGTCTTTGATCCCATTGATTACATCGGCAATCAAGAGAACAAATTTTTCCGCAAAGTTTCCATTGGCGGCGATGGCAAGGCGGTCTGATTCGTCTACGCCTTTAATAATCCATCCAATAAACACGCCCATGTCGTGGATAACTTGCGCAAGAGACGCGATTGCACCTTCAAGAAAATTTCCATTCATCTGGATGTCGAGCATTTCCGTTTCAGAAACGCCATTTTGAATCCATCCGATAAGAATTGCAAAATCATTGATAAGATTTCCGAGAGCAGTTATGATGTCTGCCACTGTTTCGGCCGCAATCGTGCCGAAATTTACGAAAGCATCGTGCCAATCAGATTTCAGCTGAAATGCTTCTGCTTCGCTTTCGCTGCCAAGACCACGCACGGCGACAGAGACGGCTTCAAAGCCAAGAACTGCAAGGCCAGCAACGGGATGCCCGCTAATAGTCAAACCGATTCCGATAAGCGTCATGACCAAATCGCCCAAATCGAGGTCAAGGTCTTTGACGACTTTTTGAATTGTCTCGAATGCAGTAGAGATTTTTCCCTGCCATTCTTCAGGAATCAAATTCCAAATCGCTTGGCCGAGATTAGAAAGAGCTTCTTTTAGCCATTTGATAGACTCGCCAAGTTTCCCATCAGTCAAAGAAATATTCCAGCCTTGCGTAAACCCAAGACCCGCAAGGTAAATCAAATCTTTGATACGGGCTAAACCTTGCCGGAAATTTTCGCTGTTTTGATAAAGTTGAACAAATCGACCAACGATAAGGGCGACTGTCCCGGCTACTAGAAGTAGCTCTGGATTAAGACCACCAACGATTTTCCCGAGCTTGTATGCCCAATCATGAGTGTCTTTCAACGCAGTAAGAAGTGCATTCCCGATAGCCCATGCGGCAAAACCGGCGCCGATAGCAGCAACAATAGGAGCAAGTTTGCGTAGCTTTTCCTTGATTTCATCCACAGCGTTGCCGACATAGTCCTTGAACATATCATAGCCGGACAGGTCTACATCGCCCAAGATGTTGCCAGCAGATGCGCCGCTGCCAGAGCCGGAGCTTCCCTGTGTGGGGTCAATGATATTCAGTTCATCAAAACCCATCGTGTAGTTCTTGAGGGCTTTGGCGGCTTTCTTTGTCGAATCGGTTGTTTCGTCCATTGCGTCACCGATGCCGCCAACACTGTCAGCACTTTTGGCAAAGTCAGTGAGCACGACTTTTACGCCCATCAGCTTTGCCACCCACTGAACGAACTCCCGGATAAGTTCAACTGCCGCAATCAGAGGAGGAAGAATGGATTTCAAAGCAGGGTAAAGCAAAGAGCCGACATCTCGCGCAAGACCAGACAACTGTGCTTTCAGAACGCGAATCATATTCGCAGGACTGGAGAGCGTCCGAGCAAAATCGCCTTGTGCATCGGTGGTCTGCTTTAAAATTGCAATGTATCTCAAGGTAGCTTTATCTGCCTGAGAAAGCGTGGAAACCTGCTTATTAAAGCCAAGCGCAAGAAGTTCTTGCTGAAGTCTTGCTTGAGAAATATCAACGCCAAGCTGAAGCATTGGCTCAAGTTCGCCAGCCATAGCCGAACGAATCTTCGTAAACGCTTGCGAAATAGGAATATTTTTTAGCGAAGAAAGGTCATAGCCTAACTGGGTAAGGCTTTTAGACAAAGTATATGCTTGCTCTTTTGCAAGTCCGAAACTCTTTGTCATGCTATAAATGTTCGCCATAGCGTTCATGGCTTCTGACGGGTCGATTCCAAGCAATTGTTCCATCTTGTCAATGAAACCGCTCGCTTCGTTTGTCATGTCACCCATCGATACGCCAAACATATTAGCCGCTTCGTAGAAATCGTTAAACTTCGCAACAGCGTTGCCAAGATAATCAGCAATTGCTTTCAACGAAACCAACTTTGCCATGTTTCGCATAAAGCCGTTCATCTGATTGGACAGACTGAGATAGCTCTTACGCTGCTTTTCGTTGGCTGCGGTCACGCGGTTTGCCTGTGTGACCACTTTGCTCAACTGCGGTGGGAGCTTTGAAAAGGCGTTGCCTACCTTGTCGAGCTGAGATGCAAGGGGAGCAAGAGCAGTAGAAATCTTCTGACAAGAGCTTGAAAAAGAATCAAGGTCTGTCGCTTTCAGTTTGTCGGTCAGGTCAGGAACCTTTCCGATCGCATTGAAAGCGCTGCCAAGAGCTTTAAGGTTTGATGCGTCCAAAATAGACAGCGGAGCCAAAGCGTTGGTGAGCTGAGTAATGCTTCCAGACATGGAGTAGAAGTCCACGCCGTTCAAGCCGGAGACTGCCGTAGGAATCTTCTTGATTGCATTTACGACCGTGTTGATGCTCTTTGTGCTTGCAGTCGTGTTGACATTGGAAATTCCATTCAAAAAGCTGGTGATTTTGTCCAGCCCAGACAGGCCAGCAGACGCCTGTTTCAGCGCAGAAATGGAAGCGGACAGCTTATCAAGGCTGTTGACGACCTTTGTCACGTTGCCCTTTGTCCGCAAATTAGAAATGGCGGTAGCGAGCTTGTCGATATTAAGCTCTGCGCCCTGCGATTCCGCAGAGATTTCTACGGATAAGCTCGTAATATCAACATCAGCCATCGCTACCACCATCACTTTCCATCATAGAGAACATCATTCTCTTGATTCGCTCCTGCGCTTCAACTGCGCGTTGGTATTCATACTCGTCTTTCTCCTTTTGAGTAAGGGGAATCGGTCTATCCATGTACTTGATGGGGCTAGACCCTTTTTTTCGGAACATATTGCCAACCGTAGAGGAAAGCGCAGATGCCATGTAAAAACCGTTTCTCCATGCTTCTGCATTGGCTCTGCGTTCTCGCAGCTCCTCTGCGTCCCGGTAGACCTTTGCCAGCCAGACATCGCCGTGCCAAAACTGTTCGTAGGTCATACCGATGGAGATGTAATAGGCTTCTACATCGTGGAACAGCTTGGAGAAGGAGAATGGCTCTCCCTCTCCGTCTGTTTCCTGAGATTGTGCGGTTACACAATCTCCCACGTTGCGTTTTTTGCGGTCTTGTCCTCAGTATCAGTTGCCAGCAGAGACTTAGAAGCGTCCATGAACATCTCAAGCAGAACGCCCATCAGGTCTTCCTTATCCTCGATGTGCTGGAACATCTCGTCTACGACCTTGCGCTTGATGCCCTTGTTCCGTGCGATAAAAGCGCCGTAGAACAGGGCACGGGAGTTGGACAGCAGATTGGTCATCTGAGTGTACTGGCCAATCTGAAAACCTGCACGTTCGGTAGCTTCCACGCTGTCACGGGTGAAAGTCAGCTCATAAGTGTTCTTGCCATCGGGGGAATGAAAATTGATAACCTTTGCAGCCATAATAAATGTTCTCCTTTATAAATAGGGGCAGAACCAAATCCGTTGTTCAGTTCTGCCCGGTTTGATTGATTCGATTTTTGCGGTTTAGCCGCCATTGATGGTCAGCGCCTTAACGAACTTCGGCTTGGTGTGGAAAATGCAGTTGATGGTCATTTCCACAACCTCATCCACGCCAAAGCCGGACAGACCAACCTGATGCATACCCTGCCAAGTGAAGCCGGAGCCGTCCTGCATCTTAATTGCATAGTACTTGTCGGGGTTCTCTTCGGCAGATTCATCGTAGCCAGCTTTCTGAACCGATTCGTAATCTTCCTTGTTGTAGTTTGCGGTAAACGCCTTAATATCGGACTGGTTAATACCAAAAATCTGCTTCTGCATCGGATCAGACAGGGTGGTGGCATCCAGAAGGTTCGGATCGGAAATCATATCCGGGACATCCTTGATGTCACACAACTTCGTCAATGCAGACTCGGTAGCACCACAATACAGGGTGGTATTCAGACCGGAGATAGCAGTACTCATAGAATGTTTACCTCCTTAGTTTCGGTAAATCATTCCGTCCTCTCCGATTGTTGCCCCATAGCTGCAATCAATCCGATAGACGGAATTGTTATACAGCCCATTCAACGGGGCAAACGATTTGCGATAGAACTTTTTTGGTTCAAGAATTTTATCAACAAGATTCACAATAGAACGTGCTTCTGCAATGCGTCCTGTTTCTTTGTTGGAGTAGACACGCACACGCAGGGAAACGGCAGCGTACTTGCTTCGGCTGGCAGAATCACGATGAACCGGGAGATTGCTGTTTTCCTCTATCTGCACACATGGAAACTTTTTGACGTTGCTGTCATTGATTTCGCCAGTGACAAAGATACCAGGCACTTGCTTTCGCAGTTCCTTGGCAACAGCTGTAAAGATAGAATTGAAATAATCGATCAACTATTCCAAACCTCCCTCCACGTTGCTTCTACCTGAGAAGCCATTTCTTCAACAGCTCCCCACATAGCCATAGCTGGTTCGTTGCCGCTGGTGTAATTCAACTGTCCCTTGCCGGGAACGGTATCCACATAGGTTCCGGCATTACCGGGGTCACCGTAGTAGTACCAACGTCTGCCAGCACCCTTGCCTTGACCATAGGAGCCATGCGCACCAACACCGGGCGGCAGTTCGCCGCCATATCCGTTGTGATGTGCACCGGTACCAAACTCGATAAAGGCGACTGACTTGCCCTCTGCAATGATGGTGCAAATGTTTCCGTTCTGCTCAACACGACAAGAGACATCGTTGCTACCGGCATATTCTGCATTTGCAAAGCGAACTTTCGCTACATCAAGCCCTTTGTCAGCCAACGACTTTGCAAACTCTTGCGCCTTTTTGTTCAGGGTGGTCTCGTACTCCCGTATCTGACGTTCCGCATCACGAAGTCCGGCATCGCTCAACCTCACTTTAATTTTCACTTGCAGCCACCTCTTTCAGCGCATACAACGTGTCCGTAATATGCTCTGCGACCTTGACCACAGTGTAATTGAAGGGCTTTGAAACGTCCGTCTGAAACCAGACGCGCGTACCTTCATAAAGCGGTGTGTTGCGCTTTTTGCTGGACGAACTGGCAACGTAGCTGTAATCCGTGAACGCTCCAAAAGGGTTTGCTTCCGCAGAACCAGTAGGCGGGCTGACATTCAGCATCAGCTTTGCGGGGTCGCTCCACGATTCGTATGCGGATTCGCCAGTCTCGTTTCCCCACTCGTCCACAACAGGCGTTTTCTCGCCAACTGGGTTTGAATACCACAGCGGGCGTTTATCCAGCGGACTACCATTAAACATCAGCCGATAACACCTACTCTCGGAACCACTTCGTTTAGCAGAGACTGCGCCACATCGGAGCTTTCCCACACACGAGTAATGCCATTATTGGTATAGCTCGTCTGTCCGTTGGCGCCGATGTGGTTGTACAGTTCCGCTGCAATGCGTATCTGCAACGACTGATACTGCAAAGGTAGCTCGTCCGGTCTGTTACCGAAGGGGTAGCCCTGTGCAAATATCTTGTCTTTGGCAAAATCAAGCAGCAGGTCGAAGAGTGGGTAGTCCTCGTCCGTGACTTCACGGTCAAGTGCTGGGGCAATGTACTGCCCCAGCTTGACTGCCGCTTCGGAATACTGGTCTCCCATGCTGCTTTCCTCCTTTCGCCTTAGTAAGCCTTGATGCAGTACACAGCGTCCATGCGCTCAAAGGACGGCAGGACGATTTCAGAAACGTAGATGTTGGTGTTGACAGGATGCACAGTCTGCTCAGTGGTAACAGCAACGCCAGTATTCACAACGGAAACCTGTGCGTTGGAGATGCCAGCCATCAGGTCGGCTTCCTCAGGGGTGGCAACATAGTACATATTGCCCAGAGAGCCAGAAGGAGCCAGCACGACATAGCCATCAGGCAGATACTTCTCAGCAGCTGCGATTTCCTCCGGCTTGTACATCTTGTCGTACAGATGAATGCGGATGCCAGATGCGCTTTCGACAACAGAACGTGCCTCGGAATCGACAAGAACGGCGGTGGCGGTTTTCATAACCGTCAGGAACCGGTTCTTGATTTCATCCGCAGCAATCATCTTGTGGAAAGTGTTGGTGTTCATGTAGGCATCGGTGATAATCTCACCAGTGTTTGCCAGCACGGTGTTTGCGGCAGTGGTCATCGTGGCGATGGGGGTTGCAGTGGTAGGAGCGTCCCACTTCTCCTTAGTGGTCAAAGCCTTGTAATTGGACTGCTGCCAAGTGCCGTCCGGGTCATAATCGTAGACGTAACTCACGCCGTTGGACTCAATAGAGATGCCGGGCTTGCCAGTCTTAGGAGCCAGAAGCTGCCACACCATTCGCTCAGGCACAATGCGAGCACCGGTAATAAGCTGTGCGGTATCATCGTAGACACGATTGATAACGTCTGCCGCAAACTCCTGATTAGTAGCCAGAACAGAGATAATCTTGCGGCGGTCTTCCTCGTCAATGTAAGTGCCCTCACGGAAGAACGGCATATTGGTCTCGGTCATTTTGATGCCCTGACGAGTACGGAACGTAGCCTTGGTATCGAAAACGCTAGGCTTCAGCGAAACGCCAACGCCCTTGTGGCCACGCAGCCACTTCAGTTCCATGCTGACCTTCTTCCGAGCAGGGAACAGAGCATCGGAAGCATAGGGCTGCGCATTGGTCGGGTCGTTCGTCCAATAGGCGGCAATCGCAGCAGGGGAGAAAATTTCGTTCAGATTCAGTGCCATAATTTAGTCCTCCTTACTCGCTCTTTGCGCCAACATCAGTACGGCAGAAAACGGCGGGAACAGCCTTTTTCAGAGCGGCAATATCGTTTGCAGAATAGGTAAAGCCGGACAGCTTTGCCTTGTCCACATCAATAACGCCCTGAATTAGCAGTGCGCCATTGGGGTTGACGGCAGGGTCAACGGTGTGCAGCAGAATGCCAATGGCATCGGTAGCTGCGTCAGCAGCGCTAGTGCCAGTAGTGGCAGCAGCTTTCAGACCAGTCTTTGCCATGGGATAACCAGCCGGAACGGCATTGGTTTCCTTGACAGTAAAGGGAATGGCAACGTAGGTATCAGCAGCCAGAATAGTGCTTTCAGGAGCCGATACCGGAGTATTGGTGTACTTCATGTTTTCCTCCTTAATGGAAAGCAGTCATTGCGTCACTCGATGCCTTGTTTGCGTCTGCACGCTCCTGTGCGAAGCGTTTAGCAAAGGCAACACCTGCGCTATCTGCGCTGTTACCATTGCCATCCGCACCCGGAGGCGTGGGCATATCATTCAGCAGAGAAGCCTTGTATGCGGTGTCGTGGGCGGTCATAAACTCCGACTGGAACTTAAACACCTTGTCCATGTCGCCGTCAGCCAGTGCAGATGCAGCCTTTCCAGCCAGTTCAGCGTCATAACCCTGCGCAACGAACTTTTCACGGTAAGATGCAAGGGTTTTTTCCTTGACGAGGTTTTCCTTGTCGGCAGTCAGAGCTTCAATCTGCTTCTGCATTTCTGCCAGCTTATCAGCCTGTTCCTGTGCGGCGTTCTCGTCATCGGTGCGCTTTGCCTTGAGCTGCTTCTTGTACTCGGCTGCTTCACCGTTGGCTTTCGTCACGGCGTTGCGCAGCTTCTCAATCTCCGCGTTAGGGTCTGCAGCCTTTTCAAGCGCAGAAACAATTTCATCGGCGGTCATGCCCTCTTTGTAGGCATCACCAAGCAACACATTGAGTTTCATATCGTTAATTTCCTCCTGCGTTTTTTTACCGTTGCTTCCCTGCAACGCTGCGAAATTTGTATCCCGGCTTCCCTGCCGGAATATATCAGCCCGAAAATTCGGGGTGATTCTTTATTCCTTTGGGTAAATTCTTTTGTACGGCTCAATTCCACTATCCAAAATAGATTTTTCTCGCGCCGAATTCCGGTCGGGGTGTGTCCATTTGAATTTTCCACATTTCGTGCAGATATATTCGCACTCCATTTCGCGTGGTTCGTTTCCGTTGATGCCGTGCGTCCAATGCCAACGAGAAAGCGTATAGTCATGTTTGCAAAACAACTGTTTCCAAAAATCACGCATTATCTTTTTCTCCATCCGCATTGTTTGGTTGTTTATCAGCCATGTTCCCAGCATTTGTGTCGGTAGCATCCTGCTTAGGCTGTTCCTGCGGTTTCGGAGCTTTGCCATCCTCGCCCAGCTTGCCAGCGGCAATCAAGAACGGCTTACTCATCTCATAAGCAGCCTGCGGGTCAGGGAACAGACCGGGCGTAGTGAACGCCAACTGCGGGTCAATGCTCTGACTGAGCATCTGTGCGAAAATCTGAACCTTGCTCTGCTGGTTGTCGTACTGACGGCGGGGAAGTTTGATGTTGATGTCACTTGCCATTAGCTTAGAACCAGCCGCATCACGCAGGATTTTCAACATCACAGACAGGCTTTGGCGTTCCGAGAACTTGAACATATTCTCGTACTGCTGCGCCCTTGCTTCTGTGTGATTCCAGCCGTTTCGGACGATAACTGCGCCCACGTTGTCAGACGTTGCATTTTCACTACCAGTGGCACTAGGCATGGCAGTCAGGCTGCGATACACGTTCAACATGGAATCAAGCAGAATCTGCGTTTGCTGCTGGTTCAGCTCGTTTGCAAGCTGTTTTACATCGGCAGCAAGTCCAGAAGTAGACTTGATCGACATTGCGCCCATAGCCTTAACAGCTTCCAACGCTTCTTTATCGACAAGACAGTTAATAAAGACCAGGATGGATTGGATGAACTGCTCTACGCCATCGAGACGATTGCTCTCCAACAGGTTGATGGCATCCAACACAGGGATAGCGGGTTCAAACAGACCCATGCGCTCCGGGTTGAGCTTGTATTCGACCATCGGCAGCATTCCAAGAGAATGGCTCTCCGATTTCGTAACCTTGCCGTTGTCGATTTCAAAGTACTGGTTCGGCGTATACACGCAAATCAGGTCGTTTAGGTCGTTCTGATAATTGCGTGGGATGTGCAGCACGTTGGCAATGGGCTTGTGTCCGATGCCGGAGTTGTAAATCACATATGCCATGTCCGGGTCGGGAACGTCCACCAGCAGGGGCGTTTCGTCCGGGTAGTTGCCGCCATACCCCTTGTCAGGAAGAACAATGCGGTATCCCTGTCCGCACTCCAACATCCACTGCCAGAGCCGCCGATCAAGCGCGTCCTTGCCCTCATACTGCAAAGCGTTAGACAGCCGGGCAATTTCCTCGCCGTCACCTGTTGCCGTTTCAGACCGCACATAAGAGCAAGGAGTGCCGCTCATGTAACCTGTGTAGAAGCCCACGCACTCGTTGGCGTGGTTCTCTACAATGCGGTTGGTGATTTCAGCGTGGTACTCCTTCGTGCGATGGAGGACAGGCTGGCTACCCAAGTAGTAGTTGTGCAGAAAGCGAATCTCGTTCTTATTTAGCAGATGAATAGGCTCTGCCTTGCCCATGACCACTTTCAGCACATTTTCCCGATTGATTTCCGTCTCCGGCGTTTCAATCGGTCTGCGTCCGGTCAGCGGATTATTTAAAAAGCCGCCAACGACCATTTGATACTCAGCCATGTGTTCCTCCTTTCCGGCAAAATAAAAAGCGCAGCAAGACAAACCTGTTAAGGTCTATCTCACTGCGCCAAAACTGCGCTTCAAAAGCTATTTACTTTTCCGGTGGATGGATGATTTTCACCCATCCTTCCCTTGTATCTCCTTCGATAACGCCCTTGCATCTGTCGCACTTGAAATGGTATCGTCCGTCTACTTCGCCAAGATAGCGGTTGCAGCGGACGTTCTTATAGATTGGATTCTGCCTGATACAAGGGCAACAGATTCTAACTAGCATGAGCACTCCTTTCGTTGAATTTCTGGAAACAGGCTGTTTAGCACAGACCTGTCAGAAGCTACTGGGAAACTGTTCGCACTACCAGTCATGCTAGGCTCTGACTTGTCGGGTGTCAAAAGCCACGATTGCCCCGACTGGAGCAAATCGCTGATGGACACAGAAGATGGATTTGAACCACCGACCTTCGGGCTATGAACCCGACGAGCTACAAGACTGCTCCACTCTGTGTCATGTACCCGGCTTAATTCATCGTTGCTCTTTGAAATGGTAAAATGTCACAAAACCCATTTCATCGAGAGCCGGGAATAACGATTGGAGGTTGTAAAAGGAAAATTTCCATGAAAACAGAAGTGAATCGTTGTGCTGCGTAACGGAATTGAACCGTTGCTTGCCAGCCGTGGGGGAGACGGGCTGACATTCCCAACCAACAGGGAACGCAACATATAAACCCGGCGAATGGAAAGAGTAAAAAGCATTCGCCGGTGAAAGGAGAAATATGCTCGTTGACACACAAGCGAGTAAAAATGACAAAACCTCGCTATGCCGGGCTATTCCTTAGAGGAAGCTGCAAAACTTCCTGCATACATTATAAGCGTTGTCAAGTGGTAAAATCAAATAAATAGACCCAGCGAACACAATATATTGTGTTTTTAATCAAAATGGACGCTTGACAGGTTCGATTTTACTGATTCCGTTATACAATTCATCGGCAAGCTGTGCCAGACTGTCCGGCGCATCATCGTGCGGAACTTTGCCAAGCTGTGTGAACATCGTCACCTGTTCCATGAACGCCTTGTACTCTTTCGACTGGTGCTTCTCGTCAAGGAAATAGAACCGTTTGATGTCTGGCGCATACTGAATAATTCTGGACAGCTTGCTTTGACCACTTGGCGCACGTTGGCTGCGGACAGAGCAGTGATAGCCTTGCTGCCGGAGCTGGCTGTCCACTACGTCACAATATTCATCACCGCCGTTGTTGGCTTCGCCACGCACCACATTGATTTTGTGCTGGATGATTTTGCCCACGACTTCCGGTCTGGTCACGGTTTTATCGCCATTATTGAACACAAGGTCAGGGATGAACACGGCATCGCCATACACATAGGCGATAGGACAGGCGGTAAAGTCACCGCCACCCCATGCAATATCCATGACCATGAGCTTGCGATCGGGCTCTCCATCCGGAAGAATACCGTTGTAATACCGTAATTCATCGGCAGGGAACAGCAGACCTTCACGCACATAAGGCTTGCCCATGTATTTTGCCCACCATGTTGCATCGTCAATACTGGCTTTCATGTCGGCATAGTAGGAATCGTCAAAGCCAACGCCGTAGTCATAATTGAAGTTGCTGTGTCCGTTCTCGTCCACCGCAGGAATCACCCGGAATCGGTACTTTGGGTTGTCCGCATACTGATTCTGGATCCGTCCCAGAGGGTCAAGCACGTTCCAGCGTGTACCGACCATCAGCTCCAATGCACCCTGCTTTTTACGGTCTTTTAGCTGGTTCAAGTAGGCATCGTATTTGTTGTTCAAACGCTCAACATTCAGGCTTTCCTCCAAGTCCTCAATCAGGTCATCACTGTACAGAACGCCGCCCTCGCCGATTTCAACTGCGCCAGTCAGCGTACCGCCAATGGAGCGGCAAGTCAAAGTGGGAAAACGCTTTTTGCGGTTCAGGTCAACGCTTTCGTCCTTTGCGCTCTTGTCCACAAGCTGAACGTCAGGGAAGATTTTGCCCCAGTTGTAGGTCACAGGGTCGGTGATGATGGACAGGACTTCTCCATAGAAACCGTTGGTCAGCTTGTCAGAGTGTCCGCTCATAACCGATGCAACGTCAGGGCGGTTGCCCATAAGCCATGTGATGAAGAAAATGCACAGCGTACTCTTGCCTACGCGAGCCGGAAGACTGACCCCCAAGAAATCTATCCGCTTATAGAACAAGTCCTCTAGGTCGTCTGCCAACACTTTCAGCACTCTGCGTCTGGGTTGATAGAACTTTTTCTCCGGCGCACGGTTCCATTCAAGGTAGATGCAATAGCTGTCGAACACATCTTTTGCTTCAAACAGGTACGTCCGGCTGATAATGTCATAGACCTTCGCCACGTCCTCGCCTGTTTTCATCTTGCCCATCATGGATGCGCAGATAGAGCGCAGCTCACCGGAGTATTTGTAGGCATCGAACCGCTTGTCTTGCGGCAGGGCATCTCTTAGGTTCACCACCGCCTGAAACCAGTCCTCATAGACTTGTGCTTCGGTCGGATTCTGCTTTGCATACGCTTTGATGCTGTCAATGATGGCGATACACTGCTTTGGCTGCATAAAAAATAGGCACCCCCTACCTGAAAATGTAAAGAGTGCCTACAACTGCACAAAAATCAAATATTCGGTTTTATTCTAGGTTGCGAACAATGTCAACTGAAAGTATCACAGAACGCACCTCGCAACCACAACTACAATGAAGAACCCGGTAAGCAATCCAACGACTGCCCCCGCAAGCCAGTCATACGAGTTTCTGTTGTTCCACTTATCCATAGGCTCTTACTCCTTTCACCTGTTCTGTTCAGCAATCCGATACCATGTCTGGCGGGTCACGCCAAGCCGTTTGGCAGCTTCCGTGACCGTGAGAATGCGCTTCTCCACCTGCTCATGGAGAACATCAAAGAGGTTTCGGTCATATTCAGTGGGCTTGCGGCCTTCCCTATAATCGGGACGCTGACTGGCAATCTTCTTGCCCTCTTTGGTACGCTCAACAATCATGTCACGCTCAAACTCTGCAAAGGCAAGCATAACATTACGAATCAGTTTTCCGGTCGATGTGTTGTTCATCAGCCCCATATTCAGGATGTTCACGGACACGTCTTTTGCAAGCAAGCTGTCAATAATTTCAATACCGCCCTTCACGGAACGAGCAATACGGTCAAGCTTCGCCACGATCAGCGTATCTCCCGGCTGAATTTCAGCCATCAGCTTGTCAAGTTCAGGTCGATGCAGCTTCGTGCCGGTGTAAACATCCGAAAAGATTTTCTGCGCCCCGTTGGCTTTCAAAAGTTCCGACTGGGCTTCAAGACTGTTGCCGTCAATCGCTTGTCCGGCGGAACTGACACGAGCGTAACCGTAAATCATTCAGAATCACCGTCTCTTTCAAGAACTTTAAGAACAAACTCATCCGACGCAACATCAGCACCAATAGGCTGAATCACGATTTGGTATTTCATTTCTTCCAAAAGCATCGCCATTGTGGACAGCTTCAAATCATCCGCATTAACACGGTTTGTCACATAAGAAGAAACTTCATATTTCATTTGCCTTGCAAGAGATGCAGAAGTATATCCTCTGATTTTCATAACGGAGCGAAGAATGTCCCCGGAATTGACTTTATTTTTGGTTGCACCGCCCTTTTTCTTTTCTGCCATTTTTATATAACCTCTCTTTCAACCCAATAATAACACATTCTTGTGTTAATGTCAACACCTTCTTATGTTTTTTACTATAATTAAGCCTATTATTGGACGGTAAACTTTTTCGTTGCTTTACGCATTGTATATTTTTGTTAGAGCCTTACGAATTATCGAAAAATACGCTTCAGACAATTACCATTAAAGTAAACTAATTCGTTTACAAAAGCACTATTAAATAACGTAAATTTACGTTAGAATGCGTAAAAATCAGAAATATCTGATACAAATTATACAAATTGGGCTGTTGACAACTATATACCAAGCGTCTATAATCTAAGACAGCAGAACACATGATGAATCGACCAACAACTGCAGATTTATCCTTTGTGGCATAAAAAATAGGCCGTCAGCACGACCGACCAAAGTAGCACTGACGACCTATTCCACCACAAAACAGAAGCTGCGCAACCAAGGGCGCAGTCTCGGTTTCTGTCAATTATTATAGCAGAAGCAGACCACTTCTGCAATAGAAAGGAGAAAAAAACATGAACTTTCCCACGACAACCGAAGAATTTCTGAAAACTCTCGCCCACGGCAAAGAGCCGACCAGCGAGGATAGGGAGTACGCAGAAGCGCTGGGTAAGCTGTCCGAACTGAACTATCGGGCAGGATACGAAGCGGGAGCGACCAAAAATAAGGGCTGAGTTTTGTGCAAAACGTAGAAAGTAGTTTGTCAAGATGAACGAACACTAAATGTTGTGTTTCGTTGGTCTATTTCCGCTTGACTTTACTACATTTTGCAATTACACTTAATGCACCTCAAAGAAAGGAGATAAAAATATGGCAAGAAGTCCCTACATCGAAGCATACCGTCATCAGGTGGCAGTTGGCTTTACTGATCGTCAGTATGAGTTGCTGGTGGAGCACTGCAAGAAGTGCCGCGTGTCACTGTCACAGGCCGTCCGCGATGCCTACCTTGAGAAGTATCCCATGCCCGATGAAAACGAAAAATGATACGTCCGCTGAAGTTTGGCGACAGAAGCGAACGTATCATAACACATCCAGAGAGTATAGACCCTCTTTGGGCTATTATACCAGAGATGGCCTGCTCTCGCAAGATAGAAAGGCTAAATTTCTATGAATAATAATCTTGAAACCATCCGAATCTTCTCCGAAGATGTTATCCCCGTGTACGACACCGACACTGGCGAAAAGGTTGTGCTGGGTCGAGAACTGCACGAGCGGCTCAAAATCAAGACCGCATACAAAGACTGGTTCCCTCGTATGTGCGAGTATGGTTTTGTCGAAGGTACGGACTATTCATTGGTCGCTCAAAAATGCGCAACCAATAATCCGAAGAATCCGTATACTACTCGTACAGAACACGTTATCACTTTGGACATGGCGAAGCACATTGCAATGATTCAGCGGACACCGCAGGGTATGGAAATTCGCCAGAAGCTGATTGACCTTGAGAAGAACGTACAGGTCAACCAGTTCGCAGGACTGTCTAAGGAACTGCAAGCAATCCTTGTGATCGACCAGCGCACTATGAAGCAAGAGCAGCGCATTTCCGCTCTTGAGAACACCATGACCATTGATTACAACCAGCAGCGTGTGTTGAAGCGTGTTGTGAACACGGTAGTTATCGACGCTCTTGGTGGCATGGACAGCCCGGCCTACAAGAGCCGTAGCGTCTCTCAGAAGCTGTTCATGGAATGCAACCGGGACATTCAGGACTGGTTCAATGTGAACAGCAGAAACAACGTGCCGAAGAAGCGGTTTGATGAAGCTGTCGAGTACATCAAGAAGTGGAGACCGTGCGCAAACTCTGTTATGTTGGTTCAGGTCACAAACGGCCAGACCCAGATGCCCATGTGAAAGGAGAACGAATATGATTAACGGCGATAAGTACGAAAACCTTGACGAATACATCAGTGACACTCTGGAAAACATGGAACGGCTTTGGAGAACGCCTGACGTTGGAGAAACCTACAACGGTCGAGTGATTGCTTGCAACGGCAAAGAGGTTGCGTGCGGCTATCTCTCCTACGAAGCAGACGAATACGGCGATTTAAGACCGTACCTGTGCGACAACGGCAAGATTGTCATGCGTGACGTTAACGATTGGATGCCGATGCCGAACGTGACCAGCGTATTGAAAAAGTAAATAGCCTATAAGAAAAGCCAGTGGTTAGAGAACATCTAGCCGCTGGCTTTTTGTGTTATTGTCAGGAAGTTAAAAATGCAGAAGCGAAAAAGAACACAAGATAATAGGTTATAATACAAAGAATAATCGTAGCGATTATTTTACCAACGCTCATTCTTTTCTTATTCTCTCCGCCACACTCAGGGCAAAACTTCGCTGTCTTTGAAATCATGTGTCCACAGTGTTCACATGGAATCAAATCGTTTTTTAACTCTTTCTTTTCCATTATGTAGCCCCTTATTCGTTCGCAAGGTCTGCGTATTTGACTTCAATGCGAGGGAGTTCATCAGTCGTGCTGGTCAACGCTCTGGTGATTTTCTCAAGCCCGGTGAACTCACCGTAGACAACGATAATATCATCGTCAAGAATCTTTATAGCATCGCCGCCACGCTTATCCAGCATATAATACTCGTCATCGGCATAGAATCCGTATCCACTATTGTCCGTGTAAGTTCTCCATGCTTTCTCGCTGCCGGAGAAGTTTGCGTCAATAATCTGCGAGACCTTTACCTTGACTACAATCTTAGTTCCTTCATACTTTTCAGGATAGCGGCACAGTTCTTTATAGTCCACAGTCTGACACTCTGCCTTGTAATCGTCCTCGCTGATTTCAGGTACAACGGATGCAACGGAAGAAGCGGCGGATGCGCTTGTCTTGTTAGACGTAGCGTCCTTGTAGCCTTCTTCAAAGCCCTTCTTGCCGCTATCGCTAGAGCCACCAATAGCAGACAAGACAATCAAAACAATGATGGCAATAAACCACCAGCGCTTGTAGATGGGCGGTTTGTTCTTGCCGCCACACTGAGGACAGACCTTTGCACTTGCTGCAATCTCTGCGCCACAGTGCTTACACGTTGTCATTTTACTTTTAGCCATTGTAGATTCCTCCCTTTCAAGGCTTGTAAGGCAAGTATAGCACAGAACGCAGACCCTTTGTAGGGGTCTTTTTGTTTTTGCGGGAAATTTTGAGATTGGCAATAGTGGGTGAGGTGATTTTTTTGAGTCTTTTTTATTTTTTCGGTGGTTGAAAGACTGACCGGGCGGGGCAGGGCGGCGGCTGTATACCCCGCCGGTGGAGCCCCAGCCCCCAGCACACCAAAACGGACTGCACACATCACAGGCAGCAAGGCAGACCATGCAAGGCACGACACACACGCCCGGACGCTGGACACGCTACACCGGTTTGCACTCAATACCAGACAGGCCGCGCGGGCAAATCAGGACGGCGGCGGGGCGCTGGAAGGCGGGCAGTGTGTCCGAAACTGTGCAGATTTGGACGCACTCAAACATGAACGATTTTCAACACAAGAATGTGTGCAAAATCATTGACATCAACACAAGAACGTGTTACTATATAGACAACACAAGAACGTGTTACACCACCACCAAAACAGGAGGGCAAAAACCATGAAACTAGAATTCAGAACCAAGAACACCGCATACGGTACCGCACATTATCTGTGCATCGACACAAACGCAAAAACCTTTTCCCGCGTCCCTGACGGCTGGGTATCTAAGGACGTCCCTGTTGTAGCAAAGCGGGATATGGACACTATCAAGGCTCAGGCCATTGCAGACGGATACACGGAGGTGTAAACCATGACAAAAAAGGACAGAGTGCAGATTGTCGAAAACGCAATCAATGAGTATCTGGTAGCCAAGCGCAGCGGAAACGCCGACACAATCAAAACCGCCGTTAATGGAATGGAAAACGTTTATATTATGATGTGTAACTATTGTGTCCCCGGCGTTGAAACGCTCCGGGAGCTGATTGAAGGAGCAACAGCATGATGATAACTCTTGACTTTTCCCAGTGGGCTGCAATCTGGTACGTGGGCGGCATGGTCAGCGGCGCGCTGGTTATGATTGCATTTCTCAACAGCTAAGGAGGGCTAAAAAATGACGTTATTCGAAGAAAAGGTGAACGAGTACCGCGAAAACAAGCGGCTGTTAGAAGAGCTGGAAGCAATGAACGAAAGCATTAAAGCAGATATTATCTGCATGATGCAGGGCGCGCCAGAAATGGCACAGGGAACGGCAAAAGCCATTTACAAGGACGTTCAGAGCGTCCGACTGGATAGCAAGCTTTTAAAGACGCTGCACCCGGATGTATACGCAGAATGCAGCAGCAAGACCACCTACAAGCGTTTTAGCGTGGTATAAGGGGGTGCGAGCTGTGATTTTATCCGCAACCTTGTTTTGTTTTTGGTTTTTCCAGGCACTGTTTAAGGCGTCCAAATAATGGAGGGCTTATATTATGACTAACAAGGGATATAACACAATGACTGGACTGTATACCACCCGCTACTATGCGCGCAAGGTTTGCCCCGGTGACTGCGTTGTCGTTAAGGTTTGCGGCGGTTATACCATCATGACGGCAGCAGATTATAACATTTGGCGCAATCAACGCTGACACAATTTCAGATTTTACCCCGCCCACGCTGGCGGGGCTTTTCTTTTGCCTTGCATCGACACGGTGCAGGGCTTTTCTTTTTGCCCGGCGGTGTATCAGCTTCTCACAATCGTTTACGGATGTCTTTCTGCCGTCAATGCAATTATACCACCACAACGCCAAAACCGTTTACAGGGCTTTACAGGGGCTTTTCCGTTGATTTTCCCTATTTCAGCGCATACAATACGGCAGCCGCACAAGCCGCCTATACAACCGCCGCGCCAGACGCTGTAAAGCTTAGCACAGCCGCCTATTATAATAAGGTATATAAGGGCGCAGGGCTGCGCCCCCTGTTATAGATCTATGCCAGACGGCGCAACATATCGCAGACCATGCCAGCCCGGCGGGGTCAGCTCCTACTGTGTGTGGATCGCTGGCAAGTGCTGCACCCGGCGCACCTGCTGAGGGGTGCAGCGTCTCCACCTGTACAGGGTCAGCCCGGCGGCTTGCAGTCTGGCACCGGGTCAGCAGTCAGGGCGCACCGGCTGGCACACTCCACCCGGCGGGGCAGTCCAGCAGCGGGCGGCGCGGAACCATTGACGGCTCTCGCCGCACCTCTTTTCGGGCTTTCGCCCGATAGCTAATAGAGGTCAGCAATAGTCGCAGCGTCCCGGCTGGAATAGTCGTAACAGCTTCTGGAATAGTCGTAGACAATAGTCGTAGTTTTCCCAATAAAATAGTCGTGGAATAGTCGTAAAGTCGTCAGATGACCACGGTTTGAAAGTCCTACATATAGTATATTAACAAGCTGTCCGCTGATAGTCGTAGAGTAATAGTCGCAGCGTTTTCTTGCGAACCTTCGCCAAATAGTCGTGTATTTTTTGCGTGAAATAGTCGTTTGCCTTTTAGAGAAAGAGAGATGCGATAGTCGCTAAGCCATCAGACCGCATAAAATTCATAGTCTATTACATATATTCACTTATTTATTCACTCGCTAGCCATACCAAATTCGTATACCAACCGTACTTATTATAATATACGCTTATATATCCTAGTAAATATCTAGGGATTATTCTGCTGGAATAGTCGTATCACCCAATTCGGTCTGTTCCTGCTCGATTTAATTCCCAGTAATGCACTATGGTATCTTGCTTAATCCATAGCGTTCTACTAGGAATAGTCAATGCAACATTTGTACATATCAAACCGACTACAAAATGAAGTCAATTCTCCATGTAAAATAGTCGTAGACCATCCACCAGTCCGAACCTAACGCCAGTTCTTGCCTACGGTCTGCTCTGCTGGCTAACGGTGTAGCTTTGGAGATAGAGGGTTGTAGGGGGAAAGAACCAGTTTGCAATTTCGCATAACTGTTATTTATTCACTTTTGAACTATCGTAGCACACCCGGCTCCGTCAACGCGCGCGCTGGCGCATATAACGCCCGCGGACGCGCTAAACACACGGGGAGGGAAAGGGGGAGCACGGAAGATGTTAGGGGGATTATAGGGGGTAATAGGGGTTGTAGGGGAAAGAGGGGGACAAAAGGGGGGAAGAGGAAACAAGGGGGAAAGGGGACAAAAATTTGAAAGCCATTTCCGAAAGTGATTGTCGAAGCGTTTTTTCGTCTCACACATCTTGCTTTCGTCTCAATCAGCCCTGCGATTAGACGATTCTTTCTCAAATTCAGACCTTGCCGTTTTCTCTTGATAAATAACAAGAGAAAAAAGCACGGAATAGTCGCAGAGAGTAGTTTTACTACCTGACACCATTCCATGCTTTCTGATACAGTAGTTTTGTAGTCGTACGAGCTAAGATTAGATATTCTTGGCTTCTCTCGCCTTACGCAGACGCTCTGCCAGTGCTTCACGCTGCTCTTCGCTAATCTCACGAGTGACAGGCGGCCGGAACTTCACAAGACGTTTCGGCATCGAATAGGTCTTGGATTCCTTGCACCGCTTGGCAGACAGCTCCGCCATAAACTTGTATGTATCGGGGAACTGCTCACAGAGCTTGTCCAGTTTGCGAATGTAAACTGGGTCTGCCGTGTAGATTTCTGCGGTATCTTCCGCTGCGTTGAAGTTGATGATAGTCTCACGTTCGATGTTGGCAAGTGCCATAGTTGTTTTCTCCTTTGCGTTATTTCTGATTGATTTTCTTCTTGGGGCATGATTCAGGAAATTCATCGTAGCAAGCCCAGCATGGAATCGTTTTTCGACAAATCAGCCGCTCTTCCCTTTCAAGTTTTTCACGTTTTTCTCGCTCCTTGCGTTCTTTCTCGTGCCGTCTGTGTGCATTGGCAACGATTATATGGACAGCAGCCATGTTTGGAACCATAGTCTTTTCCTCCTGTATTTTGTGTAGTGAAAAATATTTATGTGGTTCAGACGGTATCAATCCATCCAAGTATACTCTTGGAACCGTTGAATCTGCTTGTTAAACGTGATGGGAAGGTCGCCTATCTCGCCTTCCTTGTTCTTGCTTAGCCGGAAGAGGTACTTGTCGGGGTTATCGCCGGACAAAAGGATAATTGCATCTGCGTCCTGTTCAATCTGTCCGCTCTCTCGCAAGTCGGAGTTAGTAGGCGTTGCTCCGGGCTTGGATGGGTTTCGATTGAGTTGTGCCAGTGCCACCACAACAATGCCTGTGGTCTGTGCCAGTTCGTGCAGGGCAATGGATATGGCTGTAATGGCGGCATATCTGTCCTTTGCGCCTGTTTCGTGGATGAGTTGAAGATAGTCTACGAAGATAACCTGAGCCTTTTTACGGAGAGCCTGAGCCTTCATCCACGCCACGTTCTTTCCGGCAGCGGAGCGGATATATAAGGGCATCTTCATGTTCTTTGCCTGTCCGTCAATCTCATTCAAGCTGACCGCCTTATTTTTCACCGTGTCCAGAGGGCAGTATATTTGATTGGCCATCAGACGTGCGCCTAACTTGCGTTTGCTGGTTTCTAGGCTGAAATAGTACACGGTGTAGTCCTGCTTTGCCATGCTTGCTGCTATTTGCAAGGACAGGGCTGTCTTGCCCGCAGACGGTCTGCCGCCGATGATAATAAAATCACCCGGTGAGATGTGCAACGCTTCATCCAGACGCTCTAGGCCTGTCTTGATATACACAGGCTTCTCGTCCATGTGAAGCACATAGTCGTTCAGCACATCCTCGTATGTCCACGCATCTTCTTCTTCAGCTTTCAGGCTCATTGCTTCGCCCATCTGCTGGTAAATGTCTGATAGATCAGAATAGTCGGTAAGCTCGCTGGTCATCTGAAATGCCAGACCTTGCACACGAGTGAGTGCAGCTTGTTCTCTGATAAGCTGTGTCCAACGCTGCATCTGCTCCCTGTCAATTCGCACACACTCTGATTCACAGGTTTGTACACACGCCAAGAGCGTCTGCGCTACGTCTGGATGCTGCGTGTTTATCTCGACTATATCTATCTTACCCCTAGCCGTCCAATAGCCCTGAACAGCCGCAAAAGCGTCTCTCAGCTCAGGTCTGAACAAGTCAAGTTCAAGGTCTGGTATGATTTCATCCACAACGCCCGGATTGCAGAGCATCAGCGCACCGATAAATACCGTTTGAACGTCCATTGTCATAGTCTAGGAAACTCCATCTCCGTGCTTTGCTCGTACTGGTCATCCTGTTTCAATGCGTAAATGTCCTGCCACCCGGCATAGATGCTCTGGTCAAGAATGGCTTTCCAGTCGTGCCGATCAAACTTTTCCAGCTTGTTGCAGAGCATCTGTTTCGCCCGGTCTGTCATAGGCTTTTTGATTCTTGTACGCATCTGTGCGAACTCTCGCAAGGATTCCAGCAAGGCTTTATCGCCATGAGCAAAGTCGGAGAAGATGTCAGGTTTCTTTTTGACCGCACTTTCCGGCAAGGTCTTGACGTTCATTTGACCGTCAGTTGATACAATGGGTTCATTGTCATCTGACTTTGAACTCATAGATGAGCTGACTTTCATCTCATTTATGACATGAGGATGAGCTGACTTTCGTGTAGACCATCCTTTTGACGCAATATCGCTTCTTTTCCATTCTTCATCGAGCAGATGCTTAATCAAAATGAAACAAGATTCTGCCTTTTTTGAGTTCAAAGTTGTGTCTTTTTCTTCAAAAACGTATGCACAGATTGCATCGTAAAGTTCCAACTTCTCTTTACTTTTGAGCGTAGAGATGGCTTCAAAGTAGTATCGTTGAAATGTAAAGCTGTCTCGTTTTTTGTCCATGCTCAATCCTCTTTGTAGCGTTTGTTCCATGCTTCGATGGCTTTTTCCTTGCCAAATGTTACAGAAGTGCTCACCCCGCATTTTCCGCAGACTACCCAATTAGCCATGTTAATGTCAAGTGGATGAAGCACTTTTACAGTCGGTGGTTCCGCACCGCAGAACGGGCATCTCTTGAGTTCTTCCATCTTTTTTCTCCTTTATATTGTTCTTACTGCTCTTTTATTCCAGTCTATAATTGCTGATGGCAAAAAAGAAAAAGTTTGAGAATGTCTGCCACATTTATCGCATAAAACTACATAATACTCATAAACACCAAAAGGCTCTTTTTCTTTTTCGATATGCGGCTCAGCTCCGCAAAGGCATAATTTCAATTCTGTCATTTTCTAAATCCCTCTCTCGTTCTGATAGTTGACCTGAATCCGTCACAAGGCTTCTTTCCTCTGCCGTAGACCGGGCGTGTGTGCTTTGGCTTTCTTTTGTCTTTCGGATTGTAGCATCCTGATTGCGTCTCGCACTGCTTAACTGCTTTTGCAAATTTTTCAAGTTCATTGCAGAACTTGTCAGCTGCTTCCGTAAACGCTTTGAAAAAATCATTAAGTTCTTCACTCATATCATTCCTCCGGCGCATAAATGTGCATCCAATGCGTCACCGTCACATCTTTCGGCAGTCTCTCGCCTATCTCGTCCCAGAACTGACCGTCTGCATAACAGCCTAAAAAGTACGCTGTCGGCGAGATTCCTCGCAACATTTTTCCATCTTTATCACGCCATGTTGTCTTAGTCGCAAGCAACAAAGGCTGCGTCCGCTCTCGTGGCTGCTCGCTTGCCGGATGCCAAAGTGTGTTACTCATAACCTGTTCTCCATCAAAGAGCCACAGTTCGGGCAGTAGTTCCAACGTGTGTGATGATTTTTTGTGTGGCATCTGCTACACTCGAACCTTGTGAACGTATCGTCCTGTACAATCCATTCAGCGGTACGCTCTAGGCTGTCGGAGCATTTCCCACAACGTCAAAATGGCATTGCCAATACCGCAAGCACAGCATCTAACTCCATTGTAATTCTCGCAGCCATCGCAATATGCTTTCTGGATTCTTTCAATAAGTGCGTTTCGTTCAAGGTATTCTGGATAATTAGCCATTGTCTTTCGCCTCGATTGTTGGCGCAGTGTCGATGTAGTCAAGCACATCGTCTAGCGCGTAGCCCATGTAAGCGTACTCGACAGTAAACTCTTGCTCTAATTCCTGCATCCATTCTTCAATGCGCTTCCGTAGTGCATTGGCATCAATCGGTCTAGCTTCCATTGCTCTTTCTCCTTTCAATCTCATTGTAAACCGCCTTGTAGAACATATCCCACGTTTCATAGTCGCAAGAATCGCCAAAGTCGAACCCAGCCATCTTGCGTTCGGCAATGTCACGTTCAAAGCAATCAAGGGTCTTGTCGGTCAGCTCTGGCAGAAGCGGTGTGATGTATCCGCATACAAAGCTAGGCATATATGACCGTCTGCCCAAGCAATAGCGGACAGCGCAGTTGCAGACCGCTCCAAAGTCATCATTGGTTGGGTCTACCACGCCTTTTGGCACATCCGACTTCAAATCGTTCACGCTGCATTGAAGGGCTTCTGCGAATTTTGCCAGCTTCGATTCTTTTTTCACGCCACGCTTTTGCTTTTCAACGGCACTGACGTACGCACTGGTTGTTCCAATCATCCTTGCAACATCTTTCTTCTCCCATTCCTTGCATCCACGTTCATCCCACACGAAGTCTGCAACGTGTTCTGACTGGTCGTTCACGCATACGCCCTCCGGCTCTGCGTACCATTTGCAAGAGCCACAGGACGGCTTGGATTTGTTCTTACAGGATTCTGCCGTGCATCGGATAGCCTTGCCAGCAGAGAACTGTTTTGTGCCAATGCAAGAGCAACGTTCTGTGGTGCAATAGAAATTCATTTTTTATCCCCCATGAATTTTTGCATCAGTTTTCCGTATTCTTCACGGCATTCAGGGCACAGTTCTCCAACGTTGAAAAAACTTCCCAAACCAGTTTCCCAACCTTGTAATGCTTTCCAATCGAATTCGCCATCGTTGTACCGCTCTGCGAACACCTGTTTTCCGCATCGGTTGCAAACAAACATCATGCCGTTAATTCTCATTTTGCCTTTCTCCTTCTGTTGGCATTGAACCGCCCAATCACTCGCTTATACTCCTCATAGCACTCCGGGCACAGGTCGCCTGTGTCTCTACGCCACGCCCAGTCTTTGAAGTATTCGTCAGGGTTTATTATCCTGCCGCCATGCGCCTCTCCGCAGCGGTCGCATACTCGCTTGTGGTAGATTCCTCTGTCGGTCTGCATTAGCGCTCCTTTTCATCAAATTTCTTCTGCATCTTAGTTCTCAACGCTTCGATACGTTCCTTGTCGTCAGTTATAATCTCATACTTGTCGCCAGACCAGCCAAGCGGAACATCTTCCGTGTATTCGATATAGATTTTTTCCGGGTGCGTAGGTGGCTCATAGGGGAACGTCACGTTTTTGCGAAAGCGGCTACTTGTAAACCACGTAAGACCACCATTGTCGGAATAAGCGATTGCGTCAATGTCATGTACTTCAATCGTGTTACCTTGTGCATCAGTGGTCTTGAACACGCTTGAGCATCGTTTATTTTGGAAGCATCTTTGTCCCATTTTGTCCGACACTTCTGCCCATTCATCATCTTCGCCCGTCAGCGGCGTGAGTGGCTTGAACCGTAAAAGACGTTCAAGAATAGACATTGTATATCCAGCGGAAATCTCACTGTGTCCTTGACTTGCAAAAAGCTCAACAATATCAAGAATGTTTTTATTGATTGCATCCTGCAACCCGTCTCCGTCTTTTGTAATACGTGCAAGTTCTGATTTTGCATATTCTACGGAACTGCTCATTTTATTTTTCCTTCCTAGCATCCTTAAACAGGATTTCTTTGTCGTCTTTCCAGTCTTTGATTTTGCATGGAATATCCGTGCCGGGCACGGTCTTTTTCAGCCCATCCATCTGCCAGATGTTCCATGAGATGATGTCTGCGATACAGTCAAGAAACATAGGCATACAGCCGATTTCAAGCCGTTTTGCATCAAACCGATACCTAAAATTTTCAACCAGCGTCAGGAACAGGTTGCACCTTGCCAGCAAGAGATTGTCTCCCTGCCACTCATAGCCGTATGTCGATGCGTAAGCACTAATTGCCCAGCACATCCACATATCGTAGTCATGGAACTGCTCTGCCAGAACATTCAGCTTTCTATCCAGCAGACCGATTCTGTCTGGCACGGCAATTATCTGCCCTGTGGTGGTGTCGTATCTGCTTGTAAGGAACGGTGCTTCTCCGCAGGTGACTTCTAGGCAAGTCTTGTTAATGTATTCCTTCCAATCCTCACCCTTTAAGTCGTTTTCCGCAACGTCTGCCATCTTCTTGCAGACCCATGTCGGCGTAAACACCTCTGCTTTCTTGCTGGTGCGCTTCTTTTGGTCTGCAAGCCGTTTCTGCACACGAGGAACAAGCTGAACCTTGTCCAGTTGTTCCAGCGTGATTTCATCTGTAAAGCCAACGCCAAGTTCAGGCGGCGGGTCTGTCGCCCAGATGATGTTCTTGCCCGTCGTGTGGTCTTGCAAGAGGACAGGAAGGAACGTGCGTAGGCAATGGTCGGAGAAGTCAATCAGTTTTCCCATTTGTCAGACCTCACCATGATTTTGTTTTCCTCTTTCAGCCAGTCCTTAACGCAATGAAAGCAATGCTCACGGTTCTGGCAACGTTCCGGGTCACGATGCTTGATAAGCTCGCAGATACCCGGTGTCAGGTTTTCCCTGATGTCATCATCCGTCATGGAGCGAATGAAATCGCCGTTAGTCATCCTCGACCACCTCTTCTGCTACCTCTCTGTACTCCACATCAATCCCCTTCGGCAAAGCCGTCTGGTACTTCTGGGCGAGCTGCTCTGCGCTCTGGGCATCGCCCAACGGCTGTTCAGGCGGTGCAACGGTAACTTCCACGTTGTCACGCATACCGAAGTAGTTCTTGGCTCGGAAAATCCACTCTGCCGGATTCTCCTGACCATACATACCGTTGTACGCCCACATGGACTGCATTTGCAGAATCAGCTTTAAGATGTACTTCTGCTGCAAGCTGTCATCACGGCGTTTGCCTGTCATAATTTGTCTCAGGCTAGGCCATTCGATGCCCAGAACCAGTGCAATCCATTCCACCACAGGGGAAATTCTGGCTTCGATGCAAGCGTCAAAAAAGAAGTCAAGGCGTTGCTGCACTTCAATGGGGTTGTTCATGTCCACGCTCGGAAGGTCGCCAAAATACTTTGCCGCAATCATGCCAACAACTTTCTTGTCTTCTTCGTCACCAATTCTTGACTGCAAATCGCCTGTGTTCATCATCTTCGATTTCTCAATAGCCAACTCTTGCTGTTCTTTCACCTTTTTACTCACCTGTGAGCGGATAGATTTCCGCTTGTTAAGCATCTGTTGTTTCTTCTTCTCACGCTCTTTTTCACGCTTCGCAGCAGCTTCTTCTTTCGCCTTTTGCGCTCGCTTCTCACGCTTTTTCTTTTCAGCTTCGGTCAGCGGCGGTCTGCCACGACCACGCTTCGGGGGTGTTGCCATGTATCAGACCTCCTTTGGCGGTTCAGGAAGATACGCCCAATGAGTTACATCTCCAAATACAATGTACTCGTCGTGCTCTTGCCATAATCCGTCATAAGACAAAAATGCAATTTCAATTCCGAACTTTTCTCTTTTTACGAGAACTTCTTTGTCTTTTTCTGGTAAAACTTTCTTGGCATCAAACCATATATTGGCGGGCTCAGATTTTTCCAATATGTTTGCTAAATCCAAAAACAAATCTCCAATGCTGTTTCTGATTTGTCCTTGTATGTATACGACGAAGTTTTTGTTATCCAAAAGCGGCTTCGCTTCATTCTTTTTGTCAACACCAACAATTTTCCACGCTGCAATGATTGGCTCAACATCAACCAGTTTCACACTCTCACCTCTTCATCTTCATTTTGATTCTGTCTATCTTCCATGCGATTTGCCAGACTGCACAGCAACCATCCAACTGCCGCCACCAAGCGCACTTTTCTTTCTCGCAGACGCACCGACCAAGCGGATTGCTTGTCATCTTCATCGGGCAATAAAGCTCGTTGTCCATCATTTTCACCCCATCACAACAGCCGTACATACGGCCAGGCACACGTTGACAAACAGCCAGACAAGCATTGCCTGCCGTTCCTCAAACAGGTTGTTTGCCATTTCCTTGATTGTCCGTTCGGACTGAACCACTACTGCTAGTAGGACTAAGCAGACCAGCCAGCGAGTTACAAATTCAAACATCATCGTTACCGCCTGTTCATAATTTCAAATTCTCTCATGTGAAGTTTCTCACCGCAAAACGGGCAAAGCCGTTCTTCTTGAAATTCCTTCTTTTTCATATACGCTTCATGCTTCACGGATGTCATGCATCTATCGCAAGAATAGGTCAAAATAAAATGAACCGGCTTTTCTTCTTGCTTTTCTTTTGGATAAATCTTTTCTTCAAATACATCGTACAGCTTTTGGAAACCCGCTTTTGCGCTCTTTACCCACATATCGTGTCCGGCTTCCGCTTCCTCTTTGCTGTCATATCCTCGAACAACAATCCACTCTCCACCCCTAAATTGTTCGTGTTGAATCGCCGTTTCGTAATTCCAATCCCTATCGTCAACAGCGCAAGTGTCAATGTGATAGCCATTGACGGTGTCTTCCTTCAGTTCTCGTTCATAACGAGGGCGTTGATTCATAAATCCAAAAAACTCACTTGCAAAATCAAACATTGTTATCCTCCATCAAATCGTCCATGCTTAACTGACCGCTGACGTTGTCATCTTCCATCCACCAGCGAAAAACGTCCATGCCGGTCTGCCAGTCGCACGGCAGACCTTTAGTCTTTCTGACATCAAGCATCCTTTCAAACGCAGAAATGTACATTTTTTCGTAGGCAGGCCAGCGCATAAACTCACGCTGTCTGCCCCCCCTACCAGCCATAGGGCAGCCGATGCAACCAACACGCTTCTGTCCTTCGCAGTAAAGCGGATTGATAGGCAAGTGCTCGCTGTGCGTGTAGCTCTGCACATCATCGTCAGACCAATCTACAATAGGATTGACGGTCATTTTGCCCTTGAGGTTGCAAGTCTCAAAGAGTTGCCGCTTTTCATCATTGTCTCCCATCAAGATGATGCGCTTTTCCTTGTCACGATGGCTAAACTCCATCGTTCCACGGTTTTTCTTTCTGTTTGTTGATTCAGCCCAGCGAACGCCGGTAGCGATAAATCTATCGCGGCCAGTATTTTCTTTGAGAACGGCACAGCAATACCGCACAAGTCTTGTCGGCGGCATCAGCTTTTGCGGAATCAGCGTCCACATGGAAACAGGCTTGTCCTTGTAGCGTGGCATAACGATGGAACATTTGATTCCACGCTTTTCCATCGCCTTGAACTGCTCACGGATAAAATAGACCGTTTCCGGCGCATCTGCGGTAGTGTGGCTGTTGACTACCTCAAAGTTGATTCCTGCACGTTCAGCCAGAGCCACAAGCACTTGTGAATCCTTTCCGCCAGAGTATGTGACCATCAACGGCTTCTTGTACCGATGCTCAGACAGCCGTGCAGCGTCCTGCAACCGTGCGATAGCAAGCTGTTCCTTATCCATCAGTTCCACCTTTCTCTCAGCTCTTTTTCGACCTGTTCCGACTTTGCGGTGATGTAATCTGCAAATTCGTCAGGGGTCATGTCCTCTTCTTTGAACTTGCCAACCATCTCCCAGTATCTGTCGCCAATGCAAATGATTTTCTGCACCCGTTCATCGGTGAGGTCTGCATCGCACCGAAGGTTCTGAATCAGTGCGCCCCATGTGGCGGCTATGCCATCCAGAGCCATGCGGAATCCGTACAACTGGTTCTGTCGTGCGATTTTGCGGAGGTTGGTCGGCTTGACTTGTTTTCCGCACAAGGGGCAGTTTCCGAATTTATTCATCCGACTGCTCCTTATCGGTGGAAAGCTCGAATGTAACTTTTAGCTTCTTGTTTCCAATAACGCCCCACACCTTTTCGAGCTTCGTTTTGTCGGAACGCTCCATTTCAGTAATAAAATGAGACAGAACAGCGGAAACTGCTTCATCGGTCACATTAGACTTGCTTCTCCATAACTGTAATCCATCTTTCCGCTGCTTCATCATCGTTCCAGCATAGATGGTTCCGAATAGCCCACATCCAACATGATATTCAGCCATTTTTATTCTCCTTTCAGCCAGTCGTTCAGCTTTGCCATGCAAGAGGGGCAAAGGACAACGGTTTCATCTCTTATCGAGTAAATCCCTTTATCGTCTCCAGCAAGGCACTTTACAATAGAATTGCTTTCAAATTGGTTAAGTTCGTCATCAAACGGTGTCATGTATTTCACATCGTTGGAAAGCGGAAACGTTTCACCGCACCTATCGCAAACCATTGTCATTTTCACCACAACTCCCAACTAGCCTTGAGTTCTTTTCCGATTTCAACAGAAAGTTTTTTGATGATGATTCTTGCGTGTTCATACTGAGCTTTCACGCCATATGAATAATCTGTGACGACCTTCTTCGGGCTTTCATTGCTTCTCATTTTCTTCTTAATGTTTTCTTCGTTCTCCATAAGGAGTTCGCTTTGGTACAGCCCCAGAAGCCTTACCAATTCTTGTTTTTCAGGCAGTTGCATTTTCGTTCTCCAATCTTTTTAGTAGCGCATCCACGTCATACCGCCAATGGACACGAAGCCTTTTTGCTTTGACCTCTATCCCCTCTTGCTCTGCCCACTGCCAAGGAATGCTCTTGCGGCTTTCGTTGTATCGGAACGCCAGAACCTTGCTGGCAGGGATTGCAAAGGTGCGGCTGACCGCCCGGTAATTGACTATCACATGAGCGGTCTGACCGTTGTACCCCATTGCATCCACCATGTCCGTGATGTGCTTTTCCTTGCGGTATTTGCACTTTGCCTTGTCGTACTTGCCGAACACCTTTTCCAGAGGAATAGAGGGCGTTTCAATGGTTTTCAGCTCAAATAGGTGGTTCATCGGATAACGGTACACAAGGAAGTCGCAGATGTTGTCGATGGAGAAGGACAGGTTTTCGTTACCGCCGTAGTAGGTTGCAGCACTGTCTTTCAAGCGGTAGCACCACGCATCGGGTGGAACGGACGCTTTGAAGTCTGCTTCAAACTGCTTGCCGGTGTTCATACGTTGTCCTTTAAGGATTGGGGAATATCCGTCCAACAAACAACATCAACAAACTGTCCTTCCGTATCTTCCCATCGGCTGATTCGTGTATCTTCGTTAGCCATTTTATCGTTCACCTCTAAATTCACTTCCGAGAAACCGCTTCTTGCCACGTTCCCGGTGCTTGTCCTCGTAGTTGCGGTGGTACACGCTCTGGCTGTGGTTCAGTTCATGCACGAACGCCTTGCGCTCCTCGAAGTCTTTCTTTTCTGCCTTGTACTTCTCGCAAGTGTCGTGGCAAGCTGTGCAGCGTGATGTGCAGTTGAGACAACAGGTAATCATCTTTCCAAACGCCCGTCCAGCCAGATAGCGCAGCTCTTATATAAGGTAGGTGGTCAAGACTTTGCCGAAGCGAAAGCCTTGCTCATATCAGCGATAATGTCGTATCGGTCTTGATATTTGATGTATTTGGTTTTCTTTTCGCCAATTCCAATTTGCGTTTGATTGATAGATGCAGGAACTATGTAAATGTTTTCTCCCTCTTCATTCTTTGCGATCAAGAAGTAAACGTCACAAGTCGGGAAGCGCTTTTCAAGATTGAACGAGTAGTAAAAAGCTGTTCCGCTTGTTTTACTCAGCCTTGCTGTTTTCACATCTACTTTAACGCTGCCATTAACATAGAGGTCATAGGCGTATCTAGTAGACATTCGCTCGACCTCAAATCCGTGCGCTTTAAGGAGGTCTATCGCTAATTCCTCTCCGCTTCTTCCGAATTGAGTTTCGCTTTCTTTCATTCGAACATCAAGAATTTTTGCTATCTCGTAATATCCTCCCGGAAAACGGCGCAAAGCATTAGTTATTCCGGTATTGCCAAAATATCTGTTTAGCTCGTTTCTTGATGGCATTCTTGAAAGCCCTGTATCTTCCATGCAGATTTTCACTGATTCAAGGATTTCCTCTTGAGTCCAATGTTTTCCGTGAGAATATCCCATTTGCTGACACCTCAAAACGGCAACGAACCATCGTCCTCAATCGTGGAGAAGTCATCGTTCCCGCCCTGAGCGTAGCCGGAGCCAGACCCGCTAGCCAGCGTTTTCTTCGGTCTGACCTCATAGTCACCGGAACGAATCTTGTCTACGCTGGTGAAACGGTCAACGACCAGTTTCGTCTTGACGCTCCCATCGTTGCCCATGTATTCTTCCTCACGGAGAACCACACCGACCAGCTTGCCACGCAGGGTCTTTTCATCGTTGTTGAACTTGTAGCCGGGGTTGGACTGCTCCACAGCGGTGATAAAGCCCTTGAAGAAGGGCAGCGCCTTTTCTTTGTAGCTCTTGATGGTCTTTCCACCCCATGCCCACTCGCCCGGATTCAGCTTGCCACGCTCGATAAGGGAAGCGGTCTGCTCACGCCAGTATCCCTTAAACTCGCCCTCTGCAACTTCCCACTCGATGTTCAGGCGCTCCTTTGCAGGCTCGTCCGTTGCCTTGCAGATACCGGCAACATAGCCGCCAACAGGCAAGTCACGGCGTTCGGTGGCTTCCTGTACGTCATTCCAGTTGATGTTCTTCATCTGTTACTCTCCTTTGTTATCCGGCTGAACCGGGATGTTGTAATATTCACGGATGGTCTTGTCTACGGCAGCGAGGTCGTTCTCGATCAGCGCATCATTGAACATCCCCAGAGGGGTTTTCACGGTGTCCATCCCATCATTGCGAGTGCTGAACAGGTATCGCCCATCCTGTACAACGGTTTTCAGAACGATGGTGAAGTACCCTTCCACGCAGACCTTCTCGTCCAGCAGCTTGCCGATGGTCTTAAACTTCTCGCCGCCATCGCCGTCACGCTCGCTGTGCCCGAAAAAGTAGACCACCACATCGTCTGGCAGTTCCTTCGCACGCATCAGCAAGGCGTTGAAGTTGGCTGCCATGTCGGTGAACTTCTGGTATCCAGCGACCTTTGCGTTGCGCATGAACTCGCCTGTCATAAGGTAGGTGGCATCGTCAATGACGATGGACTTACGCTTGGTGCTGTGGATTGCGGTATCAATCTTGCCGTAGTCGTTGGTGATATAGGTTTTCATGTTGCTGCGGAACGGAAGCGGTTTGCCAAGCACGTTGATAACCGCCACCTGTTCCGGGTCAAAGTTCCGAAGCGAAGCGGACTTTCCGCTGCCGGAATGACCATAGACCATTACTAATACTGCCATTTTTCTTTCCTTTCTTTGGCTTCATTAGGCTTCATTGTTATTACTTTGGCTTAATACGGCTGTACAGAAATCAACCAGCCATCAGTCCTGCCAACTGCGCACGGAGGTCTTTCAACTCTGCTTCCCTGTCATCAATCTCAGACTGCAAGTCCTCGATTGCTGCCAGCCGGTCGGCTTCTTTTGCTTCCGCCATCTGCTCGTTGGTCATGAAGTACACGCCGTCCTCCGGCTCTGTCACGCCACCGAATCTGTCAAGGTTAATCATCTTTGGGTCTCCCCCTCTTGCGCTGCTCTTTGATTTGCAGTGCGCTGTACCACTGGTCTTTGTCTATTTCTATGGTCGTCCACCGATTGTTACAGACAAGGCACTTTTTTCTACGAGCGATGCTGTCATAGTCTGATCGGCTATCAACCGTTGTAATGTTGTCGCTACCGCACATCGGGCATTTCATCGTGCATCCCTCCACTCGTTGGTGTGGTGAGGAATGCGTTTTACTTTGCGATTTTCCCGTTCGATACGTTCATTTTCAGAGCTGACCCCAATGGCGCACAAGACGAGTGCTGCGGCGAGGAAGCTACACGAAAGGAAAACGTATCCAAACATTGCTACTGTGCTCTGACTTTTCTGGATTGCATCGCCACATCCTACTGAAAAGATCGCTAACGCGATTCCAAGCGTACAAAGGACATTAGCTTTCAGGCTTTTCACTCTTATTACCTCCAAAACTCAGTATCCATGCCGTAGCCATCGCCACAGATACCGTGATGATTCCACGGGCAGCTGATGCTCCTACCAGAATTCCGATGTGATGCACCATCCAGAAGTTCAGCAGAAATACCGCAAAAACCACCGCCAGCGCTATGCCCCACATCAGGGCAACTTCAATAAATGCTTTCATCTTGTCTCCTTTCATTTTTGCCGTTGCTGTTCTGCTCCTAGCTACTCAATGCCTTAGCCTATTGGTTCTATTCTTTGCCATTGCGTCGCACGTCGCCGCCGTTCGATGCCTTTGCTTATCAAAGCTACGCCTTGCATCCATAGCCTTCGCGATGCGCTACTTCTCAACGCCTTTGTTTTACGTTGCGTTTCTTCGCTGTGCCATTGCATCGCCTGTCAACTCCCTGCCTTGCCGTTGCGACTCGCTTCTGCTCCATGCCTTGCCTTTGCACCACGTATCAAAGCCGTGCCATAGCCATGCTGTTATCAGCAATTCCGAGCTGTGCCGTTGCGGAGCAAATCATGTCGGGTCTATGCAATTCCATTGCTCGTCTGAGCCTTGCTTCGCCATGCCTTTGCAAATCTTATCAAATCAGCGCATCGCCGTTGCAGTTCCACGCCGAATGCAGCACAGCCCTACCCCGCCATAGCGGTTAATTGATGATTTCGTAGGTATATCGCCCCTTGCCACTGTTGCGCCACTGGCCGATACCACGTAGAGCACCGTAGTCCAGCCACTCACGCACGACCTTCTCGTGAGAATCGTCCAGAAGAACGATTTCAAACTCGCAGGTTGAACCAGCGGGAATCTGCTCGCTGTTGGCAAGACTGACGCGCTCGCCCTGCGCTGTCTGTGCGCGGAGTGGGCGCTGGCACTCGGTAATCTCGCCGTTCACATTAATGGGAATCATGCGGGGCTGAACGAAAATCAACCCATCAATGACCTTCTTGTAGGCCGTCAGCTTGCCGGATTCGTTGACAGCTTTCTTCTTGCCAGTTTCGGTTTTTCCGCCGATACGACCCAGCATACCGCAGGAATCCTTGAAGAACCCCTTGATTTGGTAGTCATACAAGATAGGCTCGCCGTTCTCGTTGCGAGGGAACACGGTCATGCCCTTATCTGCCACAGCATCAGCGCCCAGAGCTGCAACCTCGTCCTCAATGGTGTTTGCATCCGGGGACTTGCTGGCGATGAACTCGCGTGCAATGTTCTGGTTGCTAGGCCATGTGCCGAGAACCGCTTCGGTGAATGTGATTCTGACTTTGATTTTTTTCATTTTTGTTCACTCTTTCTTTCTCGATGTGTTCCAGTCTTAAAGGTTCACGCTCTTGCCAGCGCTTCTGCCACGGACTGCTTTTGTTGAAGTTGCTTACTGCTTTCTTCATCGTTTGCCATCCTTTGCTTACGCTGGATGCGTTTTAGACGGTCTTTCTCCCGGCTGTGCCAGCGGATTTCCCGTTAGCCGCAGTATTTACCGTTCATCAGGGGCCTTCACCTTTCCCTGTGCAAGTAAAGTACTGTAATGGCCGTAGCTCATGCCATATCGTTTTGCGGCATCGTTCATCTGTCGCACGGTATACTTTGGAGGCTCGTGCTTTTGAGGTCTCGCACGTTCTGGCTCCTGCACATCCCAAGTAATTTTGAACTCACCAGATGCTTTTAGCTCATTCAGCTCTTTTTGCTTTTTGGCTTTGTACTTTTTGGTCAAAGCCTTGTTTGCATCTGCTGCGCATTCAGGGTGATACTTCTGAGACCAGACCTTCCGAACCATTGGCTTCTTGCACCAAGCGCATAAAGCCGGTTCCAAATTAGCCTTGATTCCTTTCTTTATAAGAGCCTGCCGTTCTCTGCGAACAATGATTTTACATTCTTCACAGTATTTCTTGCACGGATTTACAAGGCCAAGAAAGACACCGCAGCGCTCACAGTATTTAATTTCCATCCACTTCACTTGCCTTTCTTAAGGCTCTTTCATTGTGTTCAGAAAAACACTGGTCAAGAAACTGGATGAACTTTGCGATTTTCTTTGCATCTTCCGGCGTACAACCATTTTCTACAAAACGTCTTGTCGCCTGTTCACGCTTGAAATCCGAGTAGATCTTGGCCGCAGCGTCAATGGCAAACTTGGCTTCTTCTGGGTATTCAAGGTCTACCTTCAAGGTGATGATCTGTTCCATGTTCAGCCCTCCTTCTGCTCGATTTCAAGAATCTTGCAGATGCTCTGGATAATTTTCTCCGGCTTTCGCTCGCCACGAAGAATCTTGTAGAGGTACGAATCATCAAGGAACAATCCAGTATCGCTTTGAACCGCCTGAATCAGCTCCGTTTGCTTCATACCTCGCTGCAACAGCTTCATTTTCACTTCCAGCTCAAAGCCAGAACGGAAGTTTTCTTTCAAAATTCCACCTCCATTTGCTAAAATCTATTGACAAGTACGGAAAGCTGTACTAATATAAGGGTGTAGAGAGTTTATATTGTACAGTGTTCTGTACTGCCCATGTCTGTATTATAGTACAGGCATCTGTACAAGTCAACTCTTTTGTACAAAATTCTGTGCATTTGTATACTTGCACAAATATGGGAGTGTTCTTATGTCGGACTTGTACAGCAACATCCATGCACTCTGCGAAAAAGAGGGAATCAAAGACGGAACTCTTTGTGCCAACATCGGGATTCGCCGTAGTTTTCTTTCCGAGCTGAAAGCCGGGAGAACCAAGAGCCTGTCCGCAGAGGTTCTTTCTAAAATTGCAGCCTACTTCAACGTATCGGTAGACTACCTTCTCACTGGCGAGCAAAAAGAAAACCCGCCCCAGCAGCCGCAAAGTGAAGTCGATGCAGCAGTGGAACGGATTAGAAAAAAGCTTGAATCTATGCCGACAGCGCAGCGTGAAGCGCTGATGAACCTGATCGAGAAGATGTGAGGTAAGCCCGTGTATTACTTGTTGTGCGGCTGCGCCTTTTGCTTTTGGTTCATGCAGGCCTTGTTAAAAGGCAATGACCGTGTGCTATATGGCAACAGCAGAAAATATCGTTACCGTAGAAACCGAAAAAAGAAATGGTTCTGACCCGGTAAAATAAAAACCCCTTGTGCCGGGCTGGTGTAGCTCTGCGCAAGGGGTTTTCTGTTATTCTAGGCCTAAGGCTTGCTCCGCTGCCGGAATCTTATCAGGGTGTTCCAACAGCCATGCGATAAACCTGTCAATCTTAGCTCTTTCTTGTTCGCTCATTGCAGCATATCCTCCCGATCAGTAAATACGATTGTTCATTTGATACGATTATACATCTTTCAGTTGTATAGTCAATACAATTTGAACAACTTTGCAAAAATCGAATGTTTTCTTCGCATCCGTTACTTTTCATCGGGGAAGCCACGAGCGTTCAAGTCAAAAGGGACAACGCCTATCCATTTTTCCTCCAATCACAGCTCTACGAGCTGTCCGTCAATGCGTTCGATGTTATCTGCCGGGTCGCGCCCATCGTCTAAGGCGGCTACGGCACGTTCTAGGATGCCTTTCGCTTCGAGGTAAGCATCTTTATCAGCTTCGTACCCAGAAAGGCTCAGGACAAGCTCCAGCGTCCGTCTGCGGGCGTATGGGACAATCAGAGCATCTACAGTTCGGTTCATTAGCTTTCCTCCCATGGTTCAGGTGTGTGTGGCTGCCCATCGGTAATGCTGGCGGGCATTCCGTCGATGATTGGCATACGTTCATGGTTCCAGATTGCAGTTTCTTTCATTTTGTGTTTCCTTTCTATTTGGAATTTTTTGACAATATAGTTATAACACAGGCTGCTGTTGGTTCTCCATAGCAGCTTTTTCCATTTTTTGGCTTGTCGAATCCGGCAGTTTTGCAGAATTTTGTTGAAAGGGCGTGAATTTATGGATGAATATTTAGTAAGAACGGCCAAAGCATTAGAGATGGCACGGATGCACTCTGGTCTAAGCCAGCAGAAGCTGGCGGCACGGATGGGCATAAATCGTGGCACGGTCGCCAATTGGGAGCAAGGCCTGGCAGCTATTTCCCTGCCAACGGCTATGCGCTGGTTTACCTGCTGTGGTGTATCGGCGGCTCGATACATGGACGCTTGCATTTACCCGGGGCTGCTGGAGCATTTGGAAGATGACCTTCCTGGTCTGGAGAAGCGGCAGATTCTCATAGATGCTATGATGGAATGTTCTTCCTATGAGATAGATGCCTTGTTGTATATCCGGTACGGAGATCACGGCTCAGACCATATGGGTGTGCTGACGGAGGTTCTGGCAAACCTCCACACACCGTTGAAGGACAGGGTCTCTGTTTGCCGGATGGTATCGGGCAACTACGAGATAGCGCAAGCTACCGGAACAGACCCAGACCCGAATGGAGCCGCCCCGAAGATGGAAATTCTCTATCAGGCGCAGGACGCTGGAACGGAAGCTGCTATGAAGTCCAACGATTCTTATACCGTGAATCCAAATAATATAACTGGCTGATTGTCGAATTATCGCAGTTTTTGAAGAACATTTTATCCACGTTTATCCACTTTTTGTACACGTTTCATGCAGATTGGGTATACCTTCGCCTTGTCAATTTGTCCCCCATAGGCTATGAATCGACAATATTTGCGCGGAATAAATAACGTAGTAGCGATAATACGCAGCTTGCATTTAATCGGTTTGTCAATCCGTCCCCCATAATACTGGCTCAAAAGTTTTTCATCCACATTTTGTACACATTAGATAAGACTAATCATTGCCGGAAAGACTTTATTCAGCAAATGAAAGGTTTAGTTATCCACAAGCTGGAATAGAAAAACAAAGAAATTGTTGAAAATTATCGTCATCGCTTATTTAACGATGATATTTAACCTCTTGTTTATTTCTTGTTTAATATATAATAGGTAGATGGGGGACGAAATGACAAAGCATGGGGGACGTTTTGACAAGTCATGGGGGACGTTTTGACGACCCTATGGGGGACAAAAAGACAAGTCATGGGGGACAGATTGTATTGACTTGTCCCCCAGTCTGTGATATACTGTTTTCAGACCATTAAAGGAAGTGAGCAGATGCCAAAAATATCAGACAATAACCTTGTCGAGAAAAGCAAATCCCTTGTGTGGGCAAAGTTTAGGGACTACACAGCAGGCGAGCTTCGGTTGCTAGAGGTTTACTTGTCAAGAATAAATCCAAGAGACCCAAACAGCAGCCGTGTGGAGTTTTCGTTGGCAGAGTACAGAGACCTGCTAGGACTGAAAAGCCTTGATGCGCGAAGGATTGAGCCGCAGATCAAGCACTTTCTGGGCAACACTGTGTCGATTCCTATTGACAAAGAGAAGGGCACGTTTGAGAGCTTTGTCCTTTTCACAAGGGCAAAACTGGACTATGTACCCGAAACGAGGTCTTATGTTGTAGCAATCACTTGCAACCCTGACCTTCGCCCCATCTTTTTTGATATTGCCGAAAGCGGGTACGTTCGGTATCGGCTGCGTTACACGTCACGAATGAAGTCTCAGTACAGCATCCTGCTTTATTCGATTCTTCGGGACTGGATGAACATGGACAGTAAGCCGCATGAAATCAGTCTGAAGAAGTTGAGAGAGCAGCTCGGAGCAATGGAAGCCAGCTACGATGTTTACAAGAACCTTCGAAAAAGAGTGCTTGACGTTGCAGTAGACGAGATCAATGCTGTGTCTGACATTGTTGTGACCTATGAACCGGTTCTTGTGGCACGAAAGGCTGTGGCAGTCAAGTTTAAGCCCAAAATTAAAGCGTCTGAGACGCTGATTGAAGCTCAGGCAAGCGAAGTATCAACCGAACCTCAAAAAACCGCCAGAAAGCCCCGCAGAAGCGGATACGAGGATTTTGACTGGTCTGTGTGTGACGAGCTGGAAAAGCAAGACTGCATTGACGTGGCAAAAGTGGTTGAGAAGTGGATGAAGAAAGAGCATCCCGAAATCAAGCTGCCGAGACGCAAAGAAGCGGTTTACGATACGGTGAAGGCAGCGTATAAGGACATCTTGTCTTTAAGCAGAACACCATTCCCCGACAGACCTGTTGGCTATCTGATTAGAAGCGTAGACAAAGCGGGTATCGTAGACAAGTATATGCCGGCGTTTTATTCCATTGAAGCGCTTAACGGCAAATAAAGAAAGAGTGATAAAATGGCAAAAATTATAGCTGTCGCCAACCAGAAGGGCGGCACAGGAAAGACTACCACAAGCACCTGTCTAGCAGGTGCGTTGCAGTTGCTTGGCAAGAAGGTGTTGCTGGTGGACTGCGATGCCCAGTGCAACGCAACGGACACCTACGGCGCACAGACAGAGGATGTGTGTACCCTGTTCGATGTAATGACCCGGCAAGGAACAGTGGAAGAAGGAATCCAGCACTGCGAAGCCGGTGACATTCTGCCGTCAGACAACGCATTGAAGGACATTGACGAGCAGCTTGTCCGGGACATTGGCAAGAACTTCCGGCTGCGTGAAGCGCTTGAAAGCGTATCTGAACGGTACGATTACATTGTTCTGGACACTCCCCCGCAGCTCGGCCTTGCGCTTGTAAACGCGCTGATTGCTGCCAACAGCATCATCGTTCCCATCACAGCAGACCGATATGCGCTTGCCGGATTGAGCCAGCTTTCGCAGACCATTGGTGACGTTCGCAGATATTTCAACCCGACCTTAAAGATTGAAGGTCTGCTTCTGAACCAGTACAAGAGCCGCGAGAACTTGTCCAAAGAGGTTGTGGAGCAGCTTCCTGTGATTGCACAAAGCATGGGAACAAAGCTGTTGGACGTGAAGATTAGACCGTCTATGGGCGTTCGTAAGGCTCAAGCAGAACGGCACAGCCTGTTTAGCGGTGACACGGCAAAGAGTACCAGCGCAGAGGATTTCAAGGCGTTGGCGAAGATGATTGTGGAGGGGAAAGAAAAATGAGCGATTTGTACCCACATCTTTTGAATGCAACTTGTTCTGATGACACGGAGCAAGTCTACATTATCAATTTTGGTTTTTCATTTAATGACCTTTCCGATAAAGAGAAAGAAATGGCGTTTCATTCTCAGTGGTATCTAGCTGAAAAGTATTGCAAAAAGTGGCAGAAAGAACTTGCAAATAATCAATGGGCGAAATCAGAAGATGAAATGCCAGATGAACTAAACCCATACGTTATCGGGTTTAGCAAAGACGAATACGATGTAGAAATTGTAGGCTATGAAGAAGATTTTAAGGAATGGCGGGACAAAAGCGGAAAGCCGCATAATATAACTCACTGGATGCCGTTGCCGACCGTTCCTGACCTTGATGAAGATTGGGAGGAAGAGGAATGAAATCAACCAGCAAAAAATCCTCTGGCTTGCTTGGCGGGTTTGATTTCCAGCCTGTTTTTTCGGAACAGACATTAAGCCGAAGTGAGCCAAAGGAAGAAGAAGCAAGCCAAACAAAGACGAATAATGCCGAACAAGCACAGATTAAGCCTAGTGAAGCCACAGACAGCCATGCACAGTCGAGTGAAGCGAAATTAAGCAGTATTAAGCCGAAGCAAGCCAAAGACAGCGAAAGCCAGCCAAGTGATGCCATGTTGGGCGAAGGTAAGCCGAAGAAGCTGAAACAGGCAAAGGAAATGAAACGGCTGATTGAACATGGCAATATTCCCGGCGCACTGGCTGAAGCTGGCTTGACAAAGAAAAAAATCCCGATGCCGGAATCGCATCAGGGAGTTGCAAGCGGTGACGGCAAGCGGTCTAAGCGCATTACCATCCTTATGAGCGAGGAAGAACGCAAGTACATCAACCGTGAAGCCAGACGGCACGGAATGACGATAGGGCAGTTCGTGTACGCTCTAGCAGTTGCAGCGGCAGATGGGAAGATTGAATTGGAAGATTTCTTAGAGGATTGACGATAAAAGTTAAGATTTAGGAGAATTGTTATGGAAAAGAAAACGTGCAAACCGAACGCAAATAAAGGAAAGACGGCAGAATATATTGCCGCAAAGAACATTCATGGTGTGGAAGTAGGAGTAAAATGCAGTCTATACGGATATATTTCGTCCACAAAAGAAGAAAAAGAGTGTCGTTGGTGTAAAGCCACAATGACAAATGCCGATAGAAGCTGAGATTTAAGGAGGAGAGTTCACATGGACAAAGTGAAATATTCTGATTACAATATAGAAGACTTGAAGCAGAGAAGGAAATCTTACGGAAGTGGCATTGAAATTTGCAGAAGTGGAGATGGAATTGACACTTCAATCGGTAGCAAAGTATGTTTTCCTGGACGAACATTGTCGCCGGAGGAGGCGATTGCTTTTGCGGAGAATCTGATTAAGGCCGCGAATGAGGCAAAAGAGTTTAAGTACAACGGATATTTCATCAATTGGCTTGAGTAAAACTAATCATTATAATAGAAAGTAATCCCCTGCACAGCCGATTAAACTATGCAGGGGATTACTTTATTTATCTGTCACGCAGTCCCAGTAGGCATACGCCTTGCCGTCCACAGCGTCCGTGTCATCAAGGAACGCTTTTGCCATGTCAGCGTAGAAGCCCGGAGTGTCAACGGACTGGCGTTTTGCCACCTGACAATAATCCGAGTACATCATGTTCATGACAGCCCAGAAATCATTCGGGTCACAGGTGATATTCCGCTGTTTGGCAACGTCCTGTGTCTGTTCCAGCGTCCAGTGGCAGCCCTTTGTGCCGTCAGCATTCACCATGCTGTCGCACCATTCCTCCGCTTCATCGTGGGTGAGGTGCTTGCGCGGCATCTTGATGGAACGGCTGTCCGCACCGCCATGCTCATACTGCCCAGACCGCTTGTCCCAGTCTCCGTTCTGCGAGAAGCCAATTTGCGGCATCTTGCGCTCATACTCTACGTCAGGATAGCGGGGGATAGGGTAGGGGTCAATGTAGCGGTTCTCCTCCTGCGGATAGTAAGGATGTCGGTCGCTGCCATCTTCCAGCTTGCGCAGACGGCGTTCTAGCTCACGCTCCCTGCGGTCACGCTCCTCCTCAAGACGGTCACGTTCCGGCTCACGGTCTTTTTCGTGGTCACGGAGCATCATCATGCGGCGAAAATTAGTCTTGCCCATAATCTATACCTCCTTAGGAAATGGACGCAGGCGCACCGGCGTGGGAGCGGCAGAAGCAGCCAAGATACTTAAACGTGCCGGTGCCGGTTGCAGACGTTGCCACACGGGTAGCGTAGCGGGTGCGGGTGTGGATGCTCTCGGCAGTCGCCTGAGCGCAGTTGCAGTCGGTCAGAGGGTATGCGGTCGTGCCTGCACCGATGGTAATGACCACAGGGGCGTTGATGGTAGTCGTGTCCGGCAAGCTCTGGGCAACCACGATACAATACTTCTCTCCGTTCTGGTATGCGCCAGCAGGGATGTTGATGGTCAGAGTATCGTCGGCAAACGTGACTGCCTGACTGATGACCAAGTGCGGGCAGAGTTTGCAGCTTGTTTTGCAAGCCATAGTGTTTTCCTCCTATAAAATCAGGGGCAGAGGTGTCTTACCCCTGCCCCGATGGTTCACCCGGTGTTATCGGGGAGTGTGTAGGTTAGCAGCAGCCGCAGCAGTTCACGCCCACGTTGGGGTTTGCCACCTGATAAGCGGGAATCGGACGAGGATTGACCCGATTAAGGATGGTATCGGTCTGCTGGGACATCACGGTGGTCAGAAGCGCATTCTGACGATCCTGAGAAGCGGCGAACTTCAGGTTCTGATTCTCAGCGGTCAGAGTGGCGATCTTATCCTGCGTGAAGTAATCCATCATGCTGCGGAAGTTGGCGTTGCAGTTATCCACGATGGCGCGGGCGTTGTCTGCGATAGCCTGACGTGTAGCGCAGTCCTGCTGTGCAATGGTGTACTTCAGGTCACCGATGAGCTGCTTGTTCTCGCAGCAGCAAGATGCAAGCTGTGTGGAAAGTGCGGTCTGACCCGCCTGCCGTGCGTTGCCCTCCTGCATGATGGCGAGGCTGATGGCGTTGTCGCCGTTGGACACGCTGCGTTCCAGACCGTTCACGAGCTGTGCGTTCTGGTAGCCGAGCTGACAAATGGCGCTGTTCACGCCCGCAAAGCCGTTTGCGATGTTGGCGTTGACACCGTTCATCTGCACCAGCTGGTCATAGCCCAGAGAGCAGATACCGCTCTGGATACCCGCCAAAGAGCGGGAAGTATCCTGCTGGTAGAAGCCCTCTGACAAAGCCGCGCGAGTATCTGCGCCGCCCTGACCAGTTGCGCCAGTGCCGACCAGATAGGGGATGTAGCTGTTCATGCCGTTGTCACCACCGTTTCGACCGTAGCCGTTTGTACCCCAGCCGAAGATGATGGCGAGGATGATAACCGCCCACAGACCTTCGTTTCCGAAAAATCCGCCGTTGTTATTGCCGCCGTCCTGCCCAGCCAGATAACCAGTTGCAAAATCGTCCATAACAAAACTCCTTTCAGTTTTGCGTTATGCCATCCCACCGCCGTGTGCGGTGGGCGAAGCCAAATAAAAGCGGTTTTTATCAAGTCCGCAAAACTGAGAAGCGTTTCGCTTGGAGGGATGCTTTATCGGGGCAGCGTCAGGTTCAGGACGCTTGCCAGTTGGTTCAGGTCGATGCCGCGCTCTTTGGCGAGGTTCTGTGCCATCGTTCGGAGCTGTGCTTCGTTTTTACCCTGAATCAGGTTCAAGCCCTGCATGATAGGTGCGTTCTGCCCGCTCAACTGCTGGATAAGCCCCATTGGGTTCTGTCCGGCACGGGCAAGGTTCGCAAGCTGCATGATGGGACTGTGCGTAATCACATCAAACGGAGAGGACATTGTTATTCTCCTTTCTTCGCTGTGGCAGCGGGCTTAGAAAAGCTCTTCTGCCACTTTTCCAGTTCATCCAGCCTGTGGACAAGGGCGTTATACTCTTCAACAGGCACATACTGCTGTGTCGGTGCAGCGGTCTGTTGTGCCTGTTGCGCTTGTATCTGCCGCCACGCTTCCGGGCTGTAAAACTCCTGGACATAGGATTCACAGGTGTCCGGGTTCAGCCGCTTGCAGTAGATCACGCCGCTCCGCAGGTCAGGGCAGTAAGTCGGTCTGCCGTACAAATCAGACGGTATTGCCAAAAATTCCTCTCTGCTGGAAACAGGTCTGCCAAGCAGCCAACCGCCATCTTGTGCCGACTGCTGAACAGGCTGCTGCCCATTCATCGGCTGCGGACGCTGCGGTTGTGCCTGTTGCATCTGCGTGTTGGGCAGGGGAGTGGCAAGCCCAACTGTACCCATGCCACCATAAGGATTGACAGGCTGTTGTGAAACGTAAGGCGCTCCGGGTGTCGGATAATAGCTCATAAAACATCCCTCCTTGTGCTCCTAGTGTATCGCATCAGCAAAAAGCGAAAGACAACGAACGTCAAACGAAGGACAAATATAAACTGATACAACTGCTACAAAACGAACAAAAAAATAAGGCAAAGTCTGGCGACTATGCCTGTATCACTTGTAGCAGTTTTGCGGTATAATCAGTATAGTAAAAGAAAACGGAGGTAACGAATATGGAAAACACCACTATCAAAAATCTCGGAAAGCTCTACCGCTTGCTGGATGAAGCCTGCAACTCCGACCGCGTGAATCAGGCAGACCTTGACAACGCTACGAGGTTTCCCGTGCGTGGCGTGATGATGAAAATTACGCTGGCACATAAGCTCCACAAGATAACCCCGGAGCTTGACAACGCCTGCGCTTACGTCCTGAAGGATGTAGACCTCGAGGACGTGGATAACAGCTTTGCGCTCAAAGCATTGCCGTTGCAGCAGCAGGGCATGTTCCAAATCGGATATATGTCACCCGATTATAAAACTCTCGGCGTGTCTGCCGTAAAAATCAAGGCCGCTCGAGAAAACGCCGGGCTGACTATTCGTGCGTTGTCGGAAAAGACCGGGTTGTCTACCGCGACCATCCAACACGCAGAAGCCAGGAAACCTATCCGGATGACCACGCTCAAGAAAATTGCTGCGGCCTGCAACGTATCAGTAGAAGAGTTGCAAGGGTAAAAGAAAAGCGCCCACACGGAAAAATCCGCATGAGCGCTTAACTGTTAAGGGCCTCACATTGGAAGCAATACTAAAATATTACGTTTTTGCCTGCAAGGCAAGTCTTTCGACAAAAATAGTGCGAATAAAACAAAATCCCCAACTTTGCCTACAAAGTACCCCGCGTGGCACGCAGGGCTTCGGCAAAGCAGGAGAGTTTTTTTGTAAAATCAAGAGCGGAACCGCCCACAGGCAATTCCGCTCTCTACAAAGGCCGCAGCCTTTCAAATCATAAATCATATGGCGTATAATGCAAAGACGTATATACCGATAAAACCACGCCTATGAATGCACTATGCCAAAACGGAAGGACGGTTTTTAGAACGCTTGATGTCGCCCCAAAAATAATCAGAGCGAACAAAACACGGGACAAAAAGCGATATATTTTATTTGCCATAATTCATATAAAATCGTCTCCCGCATGGTACGCACTGCAAGTAGGCGGGCAGGAGACTGTATCATCAAAAATGCCTACTTCTGCTATCGCAATTTTGACGTATGCGCACTATTCAAAACCGTTCAAGCATTTTCGGACTTGCTATGGCTGGAATTGAACCAGCGCAATAGACGGGGTGCGCCCTGCTCTACCAATTGAGCTACATAGCCTCAAAGACCCGCCATGATACGCATCGTTGAGAGGCTTGACGGGTTCAGATATCCACCCTAATGCGCTTCTTCGAGAGGCCGGGAGGATTTGTCGAGATAATTATACCACAATCCGTGCAAAAAGAAAAGCCAGCGGGTAAACGTTCTTCCGCTGGCTCTCTGTACACATTTCTCCGAAGTGTGTGTACTCTACTTCGGACGGTATAAACAGTATATCACACATTCAGCATTTTTTCAATGCCTTTCAGCCGGTAGCCTATCGCTGTCCTGCTGTAATGTGTCTGTGCTGCAATGTCCGGCAGCGGAAGCCGCTCAACGTACCGCAGTAAGGCTATCTTACGGTCTACCCTCCCAAGCGGTGCGTTTTTGATTGCGGCGGTCATCTGCTGTCGGTCAAGTCCTTGCAGCGCAGCGGGCAGCACTACACGAGCCGCCGCCACAGGTAGCACCGAGCCAAAAAGGCTGCGGAAGCTGTCCGGCGTTGCGCACCATAGTGCCAAGCGCGGCAAACCGGTGACAAAACGTCACCAGTTTGTTGACGTTACCAAAATGGTGATGAGTTCGACTTTTAACAGCTAAAAAGTTGAACTCATTTGCTAAAATGGCCGTTTTGGGCCACTTTTTGGAATATGTAGTGCTGCTCATAGTCTTACTCCTTACTCAGCGCCGCCTTCATGCGGTCAAAGAAAAACTGGATCACCCGTCCGATGGTCTCATCGGTGATGGCCCAGCTGATGAGCCTGCCGTATTTGCTGGCGCTCAGAGCGGCCCGGAGCATCTTGACGACCCACGCCTTGCGCTCTGCGCCCCGCTTTGTACCCTGTATCTCGTGCTCGGCCCGCTCGATGAGGTCAAGCACCAGAGGCTTTACCGCTGCACCATAGCCCAGCCGGATGCAGCCAAGGGCGTAGAAAATAAAGCCGCCCAGCATCAGCACAGCCGCCACCGGGGCGGGGATAAGGTCAAAAAGCTTAGTTGCCAGTGCTACCATGATTGGTCACTCCTTTTAACAGATAGTTGTCGATGTCGGCGCGGCTCTTCTGCATCCCCTCGCGGTTGTTGCCGGAGAGCTGCGCGTCCAGCAGATTGCGCACCCCGTCGAGGGTCAGACGGCTCACCTCGTCGATTTCGTCAAAGCGGCGCTGGTCACGGGCAAGGGCTTGTGTGTGCTGAAGCTGGCCCTGCTCCAAGGTGCCGATGCGCTTGTCCATCTCATCCAGCCGCTTGTTCTGCACGTTGTCCGGCTCCTGCGCCTTTTTGATGTACTTGTGGATGATTTCCAGCACCTTGTCGATGGTGATGGCTGCAGCGCACAGGCTGCCCAGGATTCCCAGTACCCACAGCAAAGCTTCTTTTTCGCTCATGCGCCCTCCCGGAGACGGGTCAGACCCTTCTTGCGGATGATTTTGGGGTAGTTAATGGTGGTGACGTTGAGGTCTACGTTGCCCGTGATGCCCGGCACGCTGCCCTTGCTGGTGTGCTGGTGAGCGTTGTAGTTAAACGTCACGTGGGGCGTTTTGCCGGTGTAGTCGGCCAGCCAGACGTCATAAGGGCGCAGGGGCGCGCCGCCCACATAGAGATGCGCCTTTGCAAAGCTGGTGTAGGTGTACAGCTGGGCATAAAAGCCCATCTGCTCTACCTCGTGCAGAGCGTAGGCGGTCAGGTCAGTCAGGCTCTGCTTGTCCAGATTGCCCAGCCGGTTGTCCTCCACGTCCACCGCCACCGGCAGGGTCAGCTCCTTGCCCCGCAGCGCCTGCCGCAGCAGGGCGAGCTCTGCATCAGCCATGGCCTCGCTGGTGGCGTAGGTGTAGTAGTAGACGCCCACGTCCAGCCCGGCAGCCCGGGCGTTGCGGTAGTTGGTCTCAAAGGTGGGGTCGATATAAAGGCCGTCTGCCCGCTTGGAGAGCTTGCGGTTGGTGCTCACGGTCTTGAGCATTGCCCCCTTGTAGCCCGCCGCAGCCACCTGCGCCCAGTCGATAAGACCCTGATACCGGCTCACGTCGATGAACCGGTAAGGAAGGTCTCCCTCCCAGCCGGTGACAGCCTCTGCCCCGGGGGGTTCGGGAGGCTCCGGTGCGGGCTTTGCCTCTTCGGCATCCTGCTTGTCCCCGGGGCCAAAAAGCATTCGCACCAGCTTTTCCAGCAGCTCCAGCAGTTTATCCATTGTAGTAGTCCTCCCCGGTGATGCGCTTATAATCCTCTTCACTGACCTCCCCCTTGTCCACCCTCTTGGCCAGCTCCCGCTTGACCCCTGCGCGGCGGCTTGCGGGCATCTCTGCCCATTCCTTGGTACCGGCGACCAGTCTGTTTGCCCAAATTTTATCCATTTTGAAGTCCTCCTTACTTGTTGACGGCGGCATCCAGCTCGCACAGCGAGTCCTCGATAGTCGCCAGCCCCTCTTCCGATGCCATGTCCTGCTCACACAGGGCGTCCTCAATGGCGGCCACCTGCTCCGGGAGCTTCCGCAGCTGCTCTTTTTCGGCCTGCTTCTTATGCTGCTCCTTTAGGCTCTGCTTGTTGTAGTATACGCTCATCCGATCACACCTCCAATCATGGTTAGATTCCCTTCGGTGCCGCTTTTGCCTCGGGCAATCGTCACCTTGTAGTTGAATGCAAAGCCCCGGGCGGCGGTCTTGTTGGTAAAGACGTGGTGTACAAAGGCCCGGCTCTCGCCGCGCTGGATGTCCGTCACGGTCTCCCACACGGGGCTGTCATCCAGTCCGTTATTGGTCATCTCCACGGTCAGGCTCATGTCTGTCGGCAGGGTGCCTTCCAGCGTCATGGAGGCTACCGTAATGGTGTCATCCGCCGTCAGGGGGGCGGTCAGGCTCACCTGCGCACCGGTGACATTTTTGGTAAAGGTAGCCGTCCAGTCTGTCGAGGTCTTGCCGTCGTCCACTTCCAATGTCAGAGTGTTTTCTCCGTTGAGTATCTGCTGGAACAGGGCTTTCTCGCTCAGGCACTGTACCGTGAGTTCGGTGCCGGAGGCCACGTTCTCGCGGACGGCCATCTCCACACCGTTCACCTTTTCGACGATGCGCATGGGGTCTCCGTCGCCGTCGGTCACGGTGTAGGCCAAAGTAAACGGTTCGTTCTTCTCGCCAAGTGCCACGCCGCTCTCACCCGCATCGGAAGTGATTTCCGGAGGCTGGTTTTCCGTAACGAAGCCGTCCCTGTCGATGTACAGCGTTTCCGACAGGGTGAAGCAGGGAAGGTAGCCGTAACTACTGCCGTAAGTACCTTCGGCAGTCGAAATACTGGAACCGCTTGCGGAAGATATGTATTGGCCGTTGGCATAGTAGTAGCGCGTCGGAAAGCCTGACGTGCTATTACCCGTCGATGTCCAAGATGGACTTCTCGTCCAGATGCCGCTTCCGTAGCGGGTTCGAATGCTGCTGATTCTGCTGATTGCGGCTGAGGAAAGCGCAGAACCGTCGGAGAAGTCTGAGCCCCCGACTTCCGCTGTCGAAATGGGGAAAAAGCTTGATTCGTATGTGTCACTTTCAAGTACTGATTTAGACGGATTGCCGGTCTGCGTATAAGACATACGAACATATTGACCGATATATTTTGTCGTGCCAATCAAACCCCGCACTTTGTCGGAAAACTTATTCGCATAGGTTTCTTTATACCAAGTGGCCTCATTATTGCTATCGGGCGCGTAACTATTCAGATTGGACGTAGTATGTGTCCCGCTCGTCGCCGGACTTTCCCGGCAAAACATCGTCCGCCCCATGCCGTTCAGGCTAGACTCATAGTTGTGGCGCAGTACATAAAACTTGACTTTGACGTCGTCTTCCATCAGGTAGACATATCCGTCCCCGATGGCTAAGTCTTTAATCTGCATTCCAATCCTCCTTTCTCTCAAAAATCAATGCGGCTCGCCGCCTTGTTCCACACTCCCTCAAGTGCCACGCCGTCCAGCGTATCAAATGCCGAGACGAAACTGATACCATTTACATCTGTGCCATGCACCATCTCCAACAGTTTGATGCGCACGCCGGTGGCCGCAGCGTCCGCCGCTGCGTTTGCCACTGTGAGGGTCTTGTCGGTCTCGATTTTGATAGCGTTGATGCGGTCGCCGGTGGCTTTGGCGTCTGCGGGTGCGCCCGAGATGGTGAGGGTGGGGTCGGTGCTTACGATAGCCGCTGCATTGTCCGCATACTGCTTCGCCGCAGCTTCACTCTTCGCCGCAGCGTCTTTACTTTTTTCCGAAGAGGTTGCGGCTAATTCAGCAGCGTCTTTTGCGGTTGACGCAACGGTTGCGGCGGCTTCTGCCTTTTCCTTTGCAATGTCAGCCCCTGCAACATCACTCAGAGTGTTGAGGGTGTCGGCGTTCATTGGAGTACCCTCGACAACAGGTTCATCATTACGAATCAAAGTGATGATTTCTGATGTGCCATCAGATTTCATCATAGTCCAACGCCCGGGATATTTTGCTTTTCGGTCAACAAAATGCATAATAGGGTTCACCTCCGCATATTGTATCTGAACAATAAAGTAAATGGTCCTTTGCCATCGCTTCAATGTCAGACAAAACTTTTTCTACTTGATTGATAATCGCAAAATGATAACTCAGCGCCTCGGGAACTCCCGGGGTAGAACTTTTGCCGCTGCATTTGGAACGAATGGCTTTCACGTTATCAATCCACCGAGTGGCATCCGCAATGGTCAGATAATCATTGATTGTCCAACCAGCTTCCACAGGCACAGTTAAACCGATTGTTCCTGAAAAAATAAGCTTGCTGTCGTCGCCGTAATAAGCGCTTCCATTTGTAATGTTGACGTAGTCGTTTGCGACGACCCACGAGGGCTCGACAGAGGGCGGGTAGAAGTTGTTGGAGGCGGCGAAATAAAGCTGGTATTCGACGCCCTTTTCCAGCGGGAAATCGTCCATGTCCAACACCACGTCGTTGTAGCCGCGGATAATGTCGATGAACTTATCCACTAGGGCGGTCGTGGAGCCGTATTTGCGCAGGACGGTGCGCATCGTGCCCGGCACATAGCCCTTGACGCGGAATTCCAGCGAGCGGAGCAGCAGGCCCGCTTTCTTGGCAGTCAGCGGCATAAAGAACTCGTACTTGGCGGGATAAGTGTCCCACGCGGG